CTGGAGATCAACAGCGTTCTGTACCTGCTATGAGCACCACGCTTGTATGAATTATATGCCATATGGTATGCCAGGTACTGCTGCTACTCCTTGTCCAGATGTTAGAGATTCTGGTCGTCGAGGCGGTCACGGTGCAATTCGTATCACATATAGAGGCACTAACGTTAACGAAGATCAAATTCACGTAAAATTGGGAGAATTTTAATGGCCCTATTGAGTCAATTATTAGGCAACAGAGAACTAGCCTGGGAAGATCAGCTAGAAAAGGGCCGTATTTGGGTATACGGAGACGGAAACGAATACACAGGTCTGTGTAACGGTTTCTGTTGGAAGCCACCGGGCTGCGGACTGGCAGTTATTGAAATTTGGGGTGCTGGTGGTAGTATGGGACGTGGCTGTTGCTGCGGTATGTCAGTACCACCAAACCCTGGTGCATATGCAAAAAAATGTATCTGCGTATGCCCATCAAATTATGTCTGTGGATTTATTGGAAGAGCCTGCGGTGATACACCTGCTTACTGTAGAGGTTATTCAGAAGCTGTATGTATTTGCTGGTTTGGATGTTCTCCAACACCTATATACAACGGTGGAATGAATCCAACAATGTCTTCAGCATCTTGGAAAGGTAACAATCCTTGGGGCTGGGGCAACGGAGAAAACTGGGGAAATATTTGTCAAAATGATTCTAAGGCATCCAACTGGGCTCCAAGATCTAGTGACTGTACACATAACATTTGTTGCCCTGCTGGTTCAACTAGAGGTTGTATGTGCGCTCAAGGCGGTAAGTCTGGAGTGTTCTGGTGTATTGACGGTGGTATGAGTGTTATGCAATGTTTTGCTAGAACAAGATTTTGTCAAAAAACAATCGGCGGCAAAGAAATTTGCGGTTGGTGGATCTGTGCTAGAGTATGTAACTATTGCAGCGATTTCTATCAGCCTTATAACACAGGTGGCCCAGTATGTGCTTTTGGTGGCGACATAAACTGTTGCGGCACAATTTCTTGTACATCAAACTTTGACTGCGCAGCAAACAATAACAACTGTAGACTATTGTATCATTATAACACTCCAGCTATGCAGTACTCCACAGAAGGCGGAGTATATACATTCCCAATGGATACAGATTCCCCAAGCGGAAGAGTTTCAGGAAACGGTTTAATGGCACAGATTGCAGGCGTACAAACATTAAGTCGTCATCCAAGCCATAATGCAGTAGCGCATTGCTGGGACGGATCAGTGGCCTGCGGATGCTATGAAGCATTCGGTTGTATTCCAATGGCGCCTATGGGACAAGGGGGCTATCCTACAAACGTGTGCGGTGACGTTCGAGACCACGGTGGACGTGGTGGTATGGGTGCCGTAAGAATTCGTTACATCCCAACAGATGGAGGCAATACGTACTAATATGGCAACTTTAAGAACTTTAGTCGAAAATAAAATAAATCAAATCGACACCGACGAAATTGGCCTAGAAAAAGGACAAGTTTTTACCTATTCCAATACAAGCAATAATGGAATGCAATTTACCCCTAGCAACTACTTTTGTTGGGTTGCACCTGGTACAGGCCGTGTAATTATTGATGTTTGGGGAGCTGGCGGCTCTTCAGCAGGTATTAGATGCTGCGGAGTTGGTCTTCCTGGAAACCCGGGAGCTTGGGCTCGTAAATGCATCTGCGTAGTAGCTGGATGTACAATCTGCGGTATTGCTGGAATTAGCTGTGGTAACCCAGAAACATTCTGTTTTAAAGGATGTTCTGATCCAACACAGGTTTGTTGGACAGGTATTAACCAATATACCGGAGCATCAACAAACGGATGTATATGTGCTCAAGGTGGCCGAGGAGGCACAGCGTATTGTGCTCCTGGATCGGCAGCGGTATTGTGCTGTTTCCAGAGTGGCGGATTCTGCTTTACAAACTATTCAAACGGAACCTGCGGTATTGTATGTAACTATGGTACAGCAACAGGCGCTGCTGGATGTGCTCAGGCCTGGGGCGGCGACATTAATAAATTTGGTGGATTTAGTTGTGCTACTTTCTGGACCTGCTACAGTAATTGCCCTTGTTCAACACAGGCTCACGTGGCTATTCCGCCAGGTTTGTTTGCCTGTGACGGTGCTGTGGTAACACACGGTTTTGAAACAGACTCTGATTTCTCTCAATGGAACGGGTCAGGTTTCCACCAATTCCAATTTATGGTAAATGCTCTTTCTAGAACACCACATAGAGGTATTCCAAGAACATCTTGCTGGTCATCAGATAAAAGCTGCGGCTGCTATCAGTTCCAGGCTTGTCAAGTAATGATGCCTACAGGTACAGGCGGTACAATGCCAACACCTTGCGGCGACCACTGTAACTTTGGATGGAGAGGCGGTTACGGTCTAGTAAGAATTAACTATATTCCGAGGTAATAAAATATGATCAATGTAAAATTTACTCATCAACTACCAGATGAGCCATATAAGCAAACAACTGCTAAAAAGAAAACAGTTGAATGCGTATATAACGGACCAGAATTTCTATTGGTAAGACAATGGGAACAAACTGGTGTTTGTCTAAATGTTGAAAGGATGAGCAATAATAAAGAAGAATTGGAAGCATCGATTGTTGACGACGGTCCAACTTACGATTTCTTTGTATTTTCAGCAAAAGACCATCCTTGGGAAGCTGCATATTTCACAGGATTTTACACACACGGCGATGTTGACAATTATGAAGAAATGTTGCCTACGGGTGAGAAGTGGGTCTATGAATACAAAAACGGAGACGGAATCGTTGAACATTGCCACGCTTTGAACGAATTAAAATATGACAAAAATCTTAAGGTGTTTACTCAGCCAAAGTTTATAGGTCATCCAATTAATTCTGCAGATTTCTGGAACGGTATTTCATTGCAGGTTGAATACTATGATCGTGTACTAAGCGGTGATCTTTCTAGATTATCAGACGAGACCATTGCCGAAGCTCGAGAATATCAAACATTTTTGCGTGATCTTCCAACAAAATACAAGGGAGTTGATCACTGGAAAATTGCGTTTCCAAAGCATCCAGATTTAGGTAATATTCAAATCTAAATTAATTTAAAGCCAGAAAAGGCCTTGTGAATGTATCCGTAAGGATATATAATCAACACAAGGCCTTTCTTATTGGAGTTTAAATTGACAAGATCAAAAGCATTTTTTATCAACGGCGGCGCGGGCCGTATGATTTGCTCTATTCCTGCTTTCGAAAAATACGAAGAGGAATCCGGAGACAAAGATTTCATTATTGTATGTGAAGGTGGAACAGATGTGTTTAAAGGCCATCCAACATTAGATCACCGAGTATACGATGTTTGGCACAAGAACCTATTCCAAGACAAACTAAAAGATATGGATGTTGCTACTCCGGAACCTTATAGAATTTGGGAATACTACAATCAAAAATGCTCTATTGCACAGGCGTTTGATATTGAATTGAACGGCAAGGGAGTTAGAGACCTTCCTAAGCCTACGTTAAATTTATCTAAAGACGAACTATTGCAGGGCAGGTATGTAGTAAATGAAGTTAAGAAAAAACTCAAAAAAGAAAAATTAGTTGTATTCCAGCCATTTGGTCGCAGTATTGAATACGTCGACGAAACATTAATTGATAAAACTGGCCGTAGTTTTGAACTTAAAGATGTTAAACAGATTATTAAAAAATTACAGACTAATGGATATGCTGTAATTTTGATGAGTGAGTTTAAAGTTGATTTTTCTGATGCAAAATTAAAAGATGAAGTTGCAACACCGGAAAATACTAATATTAGAGTATGGGCTTCAATTATCAAGTATGCAGATTCGTTTTTAGGCTGCGACAGTCTAGGACAACATTTAGCATATTCAGTAGGAACACAGGCAGTTGTTGTAACTGGCGCTACCTATCCAATAAATGTTAGTTATCCAAATGTTGAAGGAATAGATATTCTAGATATGGGAGAAGTCGAAAGAGAATACAGCCCTATTAGAATTACCTTAGACGAAAGAATTGATAGAAAAAATGAAAGACTAATGACTATGACTGATGATATTACTACGCTAGTAGTTAACCACGTAATGGGGAATAAAGAATGAGTGTTACATCTGTAAAAAAATCAAATAAAAAACCAGTATGGATTGCCGGTATTACCAGAGGACATAATGCTGGTATATGTTTACTAAAAGATGGTGAGATTGTATTTGCAGTCGAAGAAGAAAGACTAACACGCCAAAAGTATGACGGCGGCCCTCTTGCTTCGATGGTAAAAATTCTAGAGTATACTGATAAACTAGATTATCTTATTGTTGCTCATACACAGAATTTGTATGAAACTGCTGGTAAAATTGATTACTCCGGTGACGACATTTACACAGGTATGGCTCGTAAGTTAGGTTTAATTGATAGAAAAACCAGTACTCCCTTGCGCCACCCTCAGGTAATTGATTTCAGCCATATGCATCATAAGCTTCACGCTGCCTGTGCTTTTTATAGAAGCGGATTTAAAGATGCTGTATCCTTAATCGTCGACGGTGCTGGAACATTCTTTCCATTTAGCTACGATAATCAACAACTATGGTTTTGGGAAGTTGAATCTATTGTTGACTGCGAATATCCTGCAGAATTTAAAACTTTAAGAAAACACTACGGTACTAGAGAACCAATTCCTGCTTCTTATATTCCAGATTTTGATTCAGCACCGCTAGGAGAAAACAATCAAACTCACGAGGCATTACTCACTGATCGTGCAGGCATTGTTAAGGTCTATGAAGGTGTAACTGAATACTGCGGTTTCTCTGCTATCGAAGCAGGTAAGACCATGGGATTGTTCCCCTACGGTAAACCCAACGATCAAATCCCCCCATTGTTTGATGAAAGTGGAAGTTTCCCACTATCAAATAGGAATTTAATTGTTCCCAAATATCCAATGAGCAGTATTGTTAATATGAACTTGTTCAGCTCATTAGAAGACCTTCCGCAAGAAGGACAAGATGTTACTGAAATGCAAAGTCGTAGAGACCTAGCATATGCTATTCAAACACAAAGTCAGGAACAAGTTTTAAAATTAATTCGATTGGCTGTTGAAAAAAGCGGTAAGAAACAGGTTGTATTGTCAGGCGGTTACGGATTAAACTGTGTTGCAAACTACTATTATCTGCAATATCTAAAAGACGAAGGTATTGAATTTTATGTAGAACCTATTTCAAATGACGCAGGTACAGCCATTGGTGCAGCATTAATGTTCTGGCACGGAATGTATAACGATTTTACCGTTAGAAAATACGACACTCTGTATCTTGGACCTGCGTATTCTTATACCAACGAAGAAATTGAAACTAAAGTTTCTTCTGTAGGCGGAACAGTTACTGATGCTACTTACAAAGATGTTGTTAAACTCTTAAGAGAGAAAAACATTGTTACAATGTTCCAAGGCCGCTCAGAAAACGGTCCACGTGCTCTAGGTAATCGTTCGGTTTTATTTGACCCTACGTTCAAAGACGGTAAAGATTTTGTGAATACAGTTAAGCATCGTGAATATTTCCGTCCATTTGCCGGAAGTATTTTGCAAGACGATGTACACGAGTGGTTTGATCTACGAGGAATGGAAGATAGCCCATTTATGATGTACGCTGTAAATTGTCAACCCGGAATTGAGGAAAAGATTCCGTCAATTATCCACGAAGATCATACTTGTCGTATTCAAACTGTTACTAAAGAACAGAACGAACACTACTATAATTTGATCAGTGCATTTAAAGAAGAAACAGGAGTTCCTATCTTGTTTAATACCAGCTTTAATTTAGGTGGAGAACCGTTAGTTGAAACCCTAGACGATGCTGTGTGGACACTTCAAAATTCGGATATTGAATATCTATTTCTTCCAGAATACGGAAAATTAGTTCATATTCCGAATAACTAAAAAAGCCCGAAAGGGCTTTTTTGTTTTCCGATAAATACTAAACTATGATCAATTTTGCAAAATACTTTTTCCAAGGAATTAAGAATACCCTGCGTATTCAAAACGGCGTGAATTTTGCCTATAAAGGCCCGTGGATGTCTGTTTTTCCAGGTACTGTTCTTGACGAATGGTATGTGGGAGATTTTATGGCAGCAGAATACACGATAGTTGTAGATGTGGGAAATTTTAGAAAAGAAATTGTAAAAGCATTAGTTGTAGCAGGACCAGAGACAGCCAGCGTTACAGTATATGGAAAAACTAATTTAGGTGAAAACTTAATAGAATTATCCACTGCGGTTAACGAAGCAAAAGTACAGGTGTTAATAAATCCAGCAAACAGCCCAGAAGATAGCACCTATGACAATTCTACATTGTTAGAAGGCGCCAAAGTAATACACAGCGTAACTTACTATCACACTATTAATGATCTTGTTAGCTATTAACTTTTCAGCCCGTATAAATACACATAGTCTTTGTAGAAGGTGAAGTTGGAGTGATAGCGGAGATCTAAATGACAGTATCTTATATTCCTTTTGAGTCAAAAAGCGGTTTTAAAAGCCCCGGTTTCTACGTCAACGAAGTTGGCGACCTGCGTGTAAACGGCGCAGTTTTATTCACAAGTCAGTTAGATGTCGCACCAACATTTACAGTTAATGGTGTATTAATTATTGATAACACTGACTCTGTAGTCAGCCTTGGCGATCAAATTAAACACAGCTCACTAACACAGTTAGGAGTATTAGATGGTTTAGAAATTGATGGCGATTTTACCATTGCTCAAGGATCATCTCCATACATTCAAATTGTAAACGGAGTTGTTACTATCAATTCAGTGGCCGCAGTTGGCACCATTGATAATATTGATATAGGTTTGAAAGACCCAGGCGACGCAAATTTTAAATCAGTAAACATTGGTCCAGGTGATAGTTCTGGAGAATTATCAGTTCAAGGAAATGTTAGCGTTACACAAAATGTAGATGTTACTGGAAGTATTGACGTGTTAGGAAGTGTAAATTTAAGTGAAATACCTACTCAACCAAACCACGCTACAAGAAAAGATTATGTTGATTCAAGAATTTCAGCATTTGCTATTGCGTTTGGCGCATAAGGAAAAAAATAAATGGCAAAGAAACAGATAAAACAATATGTATTTGAACCAGGTGTAGGTAAGGATGATAACTTATTTCCAAATGCTGTGGCATTATTGACAGCTAACAAAGCATTTTTACAAGCACAGGTAGTTGCGTTTATTAACGATCAGATAGCCAACGATGTTGCACCGTATGTAGATTACACATATGCTTCAGCAAAATGTACACGAGATGTTGGATATTTTTTAGATGCTATCATTCACGATTTAAGATACGGTGGAAACGTTAAATGTCGTCAAGTAGCAGATTATTTTTGGATTGACGGTGAGCCACAGATTCGTGGAGATGTTAGTCCTGAGATTACTGGACAAGCGTACCTAAGAGATGTTATTAACAATTTTATTTTTACTAACTTAACAGTAACTCCTTCATACGGCAACGGACTAACACAAACAAAATATGTAGGCTCTAATGCAGAATCCGGTGCGGCTGCAAGAAATACTTCTTTGTGGTCGGTGTTCAGCACAGTTATCAGTGACGGCATACCTAGTATGCCTGCAAAACTTCCCGGTGTAAGTTCTATTAGATTATTAGGAAAATATGAACCTAATGAAATATTATTAATCACAAATACTGATACAGGAGAAATCCTTTACAACTTTGCAGATCCTGGAAATACAATCACTTGTACATTTAAACAAGGTAGATCAAGCGGTGACGGACAACTATTAAGTGATGTTGATTTTAAAACTTGGTGGATGATCACTGACACTATTACAACCATTGAATTATCTGTAGATACAAGTCAAACCAGCAGTTCTGCAAGTTTACAGATATTTGTTGAAGAACCAAGTCAACAGATCCGTCCTTGGGAATTTGGTACTGATGCTATTGAGCGTATGCGTGTTGCTGCACCGCAGGCCATGCTCGACGCTGACTTTGAATATGGACTACAACCTACTAAGTGGCAGGCCCTGGGGTTGATTCGAGGATATCCTTCGGTGTACGAAATTCCAGGAACTGATCTTTCGGTTGTGGCTATCACCACTGACGCTTCATCAAATACAGGATATTTCGGATCTTCATTGATCACTGTCACAACTTCAGGAACACACGGATTTACCGTTGGACAACCGATTACAGTCAAAGGTACAAATCCTTCAGTAAATGGGTTTGGAAGAGCAGAAGGATCGTTTTTAATTTATAGTATTCCAAGTTCAGTTTCGTTTACATATTATTCTTCTGCTAAAGTGGGAACAGTAAACGGAGAAAGTTTATATACATCCTTTATTCAAATAAGACAAGCTGGTTTTTATACTGGAGCAAGTATTGGGCAACCAACATTTTCTGTTTACAGTAACGGAAACAATTTAACCGTAATTTCAAAATTTAATACACCGGCTTCATCGACACAGATAGCATTTGATGGTACTAGTCCAACTATTGGATCACCAATTTCTGGATCTCCATATATTAGTCAAGGAACATCAGTTGCAGGTGTTGTTGGTTCTGGAACTATAGTAGCAACAATTAAAGATACAACTGCTGCTGACGACATAAATTTCACAGTAACTAATCCTGTAGGAATTCAACAGGGGATGGCAATTTCCAACGCTGGGGATTCTGTATTTGTAACATCTTTAGATGGTTCTTTAATAAATTTAAACGGGACAGTTGGCGCAGTACTGGTTGGTGCTAATGCGGTAATTACAAATCAAACCGGGTCAAATGTTGCCCAGGTTGGTACTAGTGCAACATTTGATGTGTCTAGATCTGCTGGAACATACCTTATCGTTACTGTCAACAATGCCGGGTCTGGTTATGCAATTGGTGATAGATTATTAATTAGCGGTAGCAGCTTAGGCGGAGACTCAACCAATGATATTACTATTGTTGTAGACACATTAACTGGTGATGCAATTGCTACATTTAGTTTTTCTGGTACAGCAATTTCCGGTGGAGCAACATATACGAGTGTACTTCAATCTACTACAACAGGCGCTGGAACAGGTGCTAGAATTACTGTAGTAAGAACCGGCGGTACCGGAGCATACAACATAACATTAGCCGATGGTGGAGCAAGTTTTGCCCCGGGCGATACTGTAACTTGGGCCGGAACTTCATTTGGTGGTGCATCACCTGCAAATGATATTACTCTTCAAGTTGACGGAGTTACTGCTGGAGCAATTGTAGATTACACAATCAGCGGATCTCCAGTAGGTGATTCGGGCGATGCTGCCTATACAGGCATTAGTTCTTCTAACATTGCAGTTATCGGATCAGGCGCAGTATTTGATGTCACAAGAACCGACGGAGTCTATTCTGCAACCATTGTAAGTGGATCCGAAGGAACTGATTATGCAATTGGAAATAGAATAATAATTGCTGGAAATAATCTAGACGGAATCACACCAGACAACGACTGTACACTATTAGTCACAGGAATATCTAGCGGTGCAATTACAACAGTAACAGCATCAGGAACTCCGTTTGCCGGCGATACTATTTCAATATATCCAACATTAACCGTTAGTGAACCTATCACAGGCGAAATTACTGACGGAACATCTTTAAACGTTGGTGCTATTGCAACTATTCAAATTGATTTTACAAGTAACCACGGACTAGTACCAGGAACAACAGTTTTAACTAGCATTTCTTCTCAACCAGCTCCGGGATTTGCGGCCACAGCAAGATCGTTGCCAACAAGCCTTACCGGATGGAATTCTGTTGCAGGACTCAATGGTAGATTTGTTGCTGTAGGCGGTGCCGGCACAGCATCTGCATATTCTATTGATGGACAAACTTGGTTGGCAGGAGGCACCCTACCTACATCAACTACCTGGGTTGGCATTGCTGCAGGAACTATTGGATCGGTTGATTATTTCCTTGCAATTGGAAACTCTGGAACTACTTCTGCATATTCAACAAACGGAGGCGGAACTTGGACATCTACAACACTACCAAGTTCCGGAACTTGGCAGAGTATAACATTCTCTAATGGTGTGTTTGTTGCACACGTATCAGGAGGAACTGCTACAGCTTATTCTCTAGATGGACAAACTTGGGTCGCCGGTGGAGCACTTCCATCGTCTACCACTTGGTCAAAGATTGCTGCTGGACTCATTGGTTCATCAACATATTTTGTTGTTGTTGCCACTGGCGGAACAGCAGCAGCATATTCTGCAGACAATGGAATAAGCTGGACGGCTACAGGAGCATTGCCAAGTTCTGGTACTTGGAATACCTTAGCCTATGGTTACAATCGATTCCTTGCTGTGGCAAGCGGTGGCACAGCAGCAGCATACTCGACTAATGGTACTTCTTGGACTTCTGTAACATTACCAGCTACTGCAACCTGGACCAATATGGTCTTCGGTGACGATAACTTTGTTCTCCAGGCTTCTGGATCTACAACGATTCTTACTTCATTCACAGGCGAAACTGGATCGTGGACATCTAGAACAGCATCGGCCTCAGCAACCTGGGCAGGAATGGCATATCTGTCTTACCAAGGTTTAGGAATATTTGTTTCAACAGCCAACGGAACAACGGCTCAGAGTATTGTGTTAACTTCAGCAAACCATCAAATTGCCACAGGACCTCACGTTATTGTTTCTGTTCCAACACCAACTTCTGTAAGACTACCAGCAAGAACTACAGGAACGATTGATACTTCGTCTGTTCCTTTGGCAGGTGTTGTATATGCAAGACCTGATGCATATTTTACTCATAGACCATTTGACGGCGGCGTTCAGCTAGGTACTGGTAATCCAAGTCACGGTGCACAGGCAATTCGTCAAAGTAAAAAATACATTCGTTACCAATCTGGTAAAGGCATTATGTACACCACCGGCGGCCTATTTGCTCCAAGTTATAACTTATCAAGTGCAACTGCCGACGGTACTACAGAAAATAGTTTAATTACATTTACCTGCGATGATACAGATCATGGATTACAAGCAGGCGCAGAAATTGAAATTATTGGAATGGTATCTTTTGAATACAATGGCGATTATATTGTAGAAAGTATCATTGATGCAAGAAGATTCCGTGTTCGAGCAGGTGCCGTACTAAGTTCTACAACAGGATCACTAGGCCCAGAAGCCAAGGTTATTATGAAACGCTGGCACGGCAGTACTGTTAGAATTGGTGCATTTGATGAGCAGAATGGACTATTTTATCAATACGATGGTCGAGAAATGGCAGTTGTACGTAGATCAAGTACTAATCAATTAACAGGAACTGTAGGGATTAGTGTAGACAGTAACTTAATAACTGGAACCGGTACTAGATTCCAGGATCAGTTAAAAGTTGGGGATAAAGTTGTATTGAGGGGTATGAGTCATATTGTTACATCTATCGCTAGCCAAACTTCTATGACTGTATCACCAGATTGGCGAGGCGCCACAACTATAACTGGTGCAAAATTATGCGTGACGCAAGATTTATATATTCCTCAAAGTGAATGGAATATAGATCGATTAGACGGAACAGGTCCTAGCGGATATAACATTTTACCTTGGCGTATGCAGATGTTAGGTATGCAATACTCTTGGTATGCTGCTGGTTTTGCTGAATTTATGCTTAGAGGATCAGATGGTAAATTTATATTTTTACACAGAATGAGAAACTCTAACGTAAACACAGAAGCATATATGCGTACTGCTAACTTGCCTGTGCGTTACGAAGTTGAAAATAGATCAGCGGTTAATAAATTAGCTGCCGCTATAACATCAACTGCTCAGACAATACCTCTAACTGATGCCAGCAGATTTCCTAATTCTGGAACAATCTATATCGACAATGAAGTAATTTCATATTCTGGTAAAAGTGGTAATTCATTGGTTGGCTGTACCAGAGCTGCTTCGTTCTTAACATTTATTGCAGGTGTAAACAGAACAATGAGTGGCGGGCCAAATCAGGCACACCCAGCCAATTCCGGTGTTCAGTTAATTAGTTGCACAACAACACCAACTATTAGTCACTGGGGTTCTGCTCTGTTAACCGACGGTATGTTTGACAGTGATCGAGGCTATATCTTTAACTATGCAGCAACTGGTCTGAGTATTTCTACAGCCAAACAGACTGCATTTGCTATTAGACTAGCACCATCGGTATCAAATGCTATTGTAGGAGACCTTGGAGAAAGAGACCTTCTAAATAGAGCACAATTATTATTAAATCAGATTGCTATTACTGCCGACTCAGGATCTGGAGCTATTGTTGTTGAAGGAGTATTAAATCCTAAAAATTATCCTACAGATCCTGCTAAGATTACCTGGACTGGACTATCATCAGGTGCATCTGGCGGACAACCAAGTTTTGCACAAATTGCACTTGGTGGTTCTATTAATTGGGGAGGTGTTGCACCGTATACAACTACCGCTACTGTTCAAGGAGCATTGACTACAACAGTCGCTGCTAGAAGTTTTTCAACTGTACAAAACACTATTGCTGCTATTGCTCAACCAACTGGTCTAACAGGGCAGACTTCTGGTATAGCTCTAAGCATCAGCAGAACAGATTTTTATATTACCAATACACAATATGATACATTATTAACAACTACACCGTTAAGGGTTGGTGATACATTAGCAGCAGCACCTAATTTTATCACTGGCGGACAATCAATAACTTCTATTACAAGAGCATATTTAGGTTCTGCATATACTCGAATTATAATGAGTGCCCCTGCTAATAATTCAAGTACACTTAATACTAATGTAAACGTTACAGTTACTAGCAGCATTTCTACAGCCTACGCCAGTGCAGTTTCAACAACAAGAAATGATTTCTTAATAACTAACGCAGATTACGATGTATCTTATATGCAGTCGAGTGATATATTAAGTGCAAGTACTTACGTTACAGTAAATCAAACTATATCATCTATTACTAGATCATACGCTACAGTTAGCGGAGTGTCTTATACTAGAATTGTTATGAGTTCAAACGGAAATTCTATTAGCCCAGCAGGAACTGGTAATAACGTTACAATAACTATTACCGCAGCTGGTTCGGCAGCTTCGTATGCAGGCACCAACTATTTGTTCTTTACAAGTCCATCCTGGAACGCATCGAGCGGAACAGTTGGTACTCGTGTAGCAACTAGTTTTACACAATTTCCAGCAGGTACTTCTGTATCAGCTGTGTCCCCAAGACGATTAGGTTCAACTACTATACAGCGTGTTACTTTTACTCAAACTTCTAGTGCAACTATTAGTGCAGCAGGTACGGTTACATTCCAGTTTGGTGATCCACAGTATGCTATTCCCGGAGAGCAGGTATTTTCATTCTTGTGTCAACCTGGTAGTTTAAATGCACTAGACTTATCAGAACTTAAAGAACTGACAACAACCGCGGTTGGTGGAAGAGGAGCTTTCCCAAATGGACCCGACGTATTGGCCATTAACATTTATAAGACCACAGGTACAGCAGTACCTGGCGGTATTATTTTACGTTGGGGAGAGGCGCAGGCATAACGTTATTAGATCTATTCCAAGCGTCAATTTTAAAATCCAATGATTTTTTAATTGACGCTATGTTAGATCTAATTTCGCTGATCTCTGTTGGGATTCTTCCAGAAATTATCAGCTGTTCGTGATTTCGGTCTATGTGACCTACCTGCTCTTTAAGACGTTTAAGCAACTTACTCAATTCTTCTTTGAGCGGTTCGTTGGTTATTCTATCAATAGAGTCTTGATATTTTTTAAAATCTTCTAAAATTCTTTTATCAGTTCGTAATGTTGGAAGCATTTTCTATCACCATTATAGTTTCAATTTTCGCTCGTATTAGTCCATTATTTAATGTAGTTTTTAAACCGGTGTGTAAATTTTTTGGAAGATTATCTATGTTGGACCAGCATATTGTTTCTTCATTGGATCCAAAAAATTCTGTTTCTACAACACAGACATAGGTACCGTATTCGAAGCCTTTATCCTCGCTGAGATAAAGTTCTATAGGAAGTACTCGACCTTCGCTATACCTGTTTAATAATGGATTGGCATCAGCTAAAAGAGGACCTGTTCGCAAAAATGTTGGAACAGTCCATTTTGAGTCTTCCAATAATAGAAATATTCTACCTGTTATTTTTGATAGAAAAAGTAATCCGGCACGCTGTTGCATACCTTTACTTATCAAGAGATAAGTTTGAAGTTCCAGTCTCCTGGCCCGTATTCACCTTCAAATGCTTTGAGCCATTGTACTCCGTCCCACTTATACTTAACGCCGGTTCGAATATTTTGAATATAGAAATTTTCAGATGCTAGATCTGGATCCCAAATTGTTGTCCAAGTTTCTCCATCCCATTCTATTACAGAATTAGCCTTAACTACTGGATCAGAACCGTGAACATCTTTCCATCCATCTGGGCCGTCATACGGGTCTTTAGAACTATCAGACCCTTCGTACAATCTATTAAAGTCTCCTCTATTGGTACTGTTATTAATATCGTCTAACATCAAATATCTAATACCAAGAGGAATATTTTCTAAAGATCCAAAAACTTCTAACGGATTAAATTTGTAAGGATCAATAATAGCATCTACAGTTCCTCTGGTTTCTCCTCCAGGAATTGAACTTGCTATATCATCATTGCTAGGATATGTATCTTGATCTAGTGTTACTGTTAAGATTGTAGGATCTAAAGGATTAATAACAAATGTGCCTAGAATTTCTGATCCATCAGGCTTTTTAAACCAAATATCACTGCCTGGAATGTATCCGCCCTGAACTTCTAAAATTTTAGCCCACTCTAAAGGCGCACCATTAGCATATTCTTTTTGATCCAATCCTAATGCCAGTACAGCGTGTGTAGGATTAACTAGAGTTAGGTCGTACTGATGATCATTTAAGTTACCTGTATTAGATTTAAACAATAATACTCTATATCTATTAGTAGTAGTACCAAATGCTCCAATTCTTTGATTGTATATTAAATCATCTAAGTTAATAATATCGCCACTGTCCATAAACACATTAGATATGACACTCTGCACAATGCCTAGTTTCTTAACCTTAGCAGGAGGAGTTAACCATATAGGCATTTCAAATTCTAATGATGAAATATCAATTTCACTTTCGGCTCCTGCTGGAATAGATCGTGAAGTCCAAGTAGGAGTTGTAAGATATAACGCACTTAAACTAGTCCAATCAATATAGTTGTCGGTGGTTTGTAATTCAAGGGACGGATTAAACAAAACCAGTATTTGTTCTAACAATTGCAATTTTTGATCAGTACTCGAAGTCCATATATCTGCTTTCATTGTTAATTTAAATGGTGTAGGCATTAGACGTTCTACTGTATAATTACCGCCTTGTGTATTTTGATATTCTCTAGTCCCACCTGCATCTGTAAATCTTCGTTCTCTAATATGAACTTTACTAACAAACGTAGGGTCAGATAACCTTGTAGTATCCATTTCTAACCCTGTAATATAACAGGCAATCTTTGGAACTGAAGGCATTTTGTTTTCGCTATTTTCTTTAATTATATTTGCTACTTGTCTACTCATATCCCCGTACATTACAGGTACAGTTTGTTGAGTTCCATCGCCAGCTTGCCATTTAAATCCAATAAACACACGCATAAACTGTGTTACATAGCGTCTTATTTGCCCGTCGTAAAAGTAATCCATTATTCGTCCGCCTGTGGTCTAAGAGCCTTAGATAGGCTTTGTTTCTGTTTGATTGTATGTCCATCAATATTTGCAACTGATGTATTGTTAATAAACGATGTTTTTTGTGTTTGTCTAACATCCTTACCTTCAAACAATGCACTGGTAACAACATCACTAGCACCTAGGTTATCCATAGTCATACGAACGTTGTCTTCAAATTTCATCCAGCGTGTTCCGTTAAATCTAAACAATCTGTTAGGAAGATAATCTGTTCTAAGATGAAACTGACCTTCAACTGGATTGTACGGGAAAGAATAGCCTACAGAGACTGGAGCACCATTAGGTGCTATACCATCTTTAGTTAGATATCCTACATAACCTTTTCCATCTACAGACGGATAAGTTGAAGCAGCGTTAACGGCAGATACTTCATTGCCCTCAGCGTCTAATATAGGATTTCCATTTTTATCCGTTACAATATCAGTGTCGGCAGAATATTGATTAATTTGATCAGAGTCTACTGTAATCAAAGAAGCAGTACCGTCGTCCGATCTTTGAAGAGTCCAAAATTTAGAAGTGTCGTACCCACTTTTTGGAGCATCGGCTTCAGCTTGATTAAGGATAGCTTGAGTAATCTCCATTTCTTTATTGTATGTACTCATTAAATCTCTTAACGTACCTGCTATTTGATAATATTCAGTATTAGGAGGATCAATACCAGTAACTTCTTTTATTACTTCATACTTTACACCGTCCGGGCCAGTAATAATATCTCCAGGATAATAAGTAATCGATGAATTGTAATTACCTTTATCAGCGTCGCTGTTGGCTATTCCGTCAAGGATCTGTTTATATTCTTGACTATTAACTAGTGGTTTACATTTTGCACGATATAAATGGGGATACCAAGTTACTGAAAATCCTTCTGCTGCGCGATTAACTTCTTCAACAACATAAAATCTTTTCAATGCAAAACTTAGATCATTAAGAGCATATTCATCTTTTAAATGAGGCAGCTCTATAACATCTCCTGCAATAATTTTTCTGCCAAGTTTTTCTACTGTATCGTTGATATGAAATGTAATAAAAATTGTATCGTTTTGCAAGAAGAGCCCGAATTGACTTAGATTAAAGTCAATGTCTTGCATATTATAAACACCTCGCAATACATAAACATCTGGGTCATATTTTCGATCGCGATTTTCTAAAAATAACATATCCTGTATTTGAAAAGGATTATCAGAGTCGTAAGCAGGAGTGCTAGGAGTGTTTCCTTGGACAGAAATATCTGGTCCTAGGTACCTGTGTACACATACATCTGTACCCCCAACCTGGAACATTTCCCATACGGTTTTATCGATGAATTTATAGTCGTTGCCCTTTTGCGGGCGATATAACGAAAGTCTTGGCATAGTCATATATTTACCGCTACGATAAATAGTATTATGAGTACAAACGACGAATCCCGCCAAAGCGTTTATAATTATTGCCGCACTATGCTAGGTGACGGTATGATTGATGTTGAGTTAGATCCAACTCACTACGAAACAGCTCTAAATAGAGCCCTTGCAGTTTTTAGGCAAAGAAGCGATAATGCTGTAGAGGAATCTTACGTGTTTTTAACACTGGTACAAGATCAAAACGAATATATTTTACCAAAAGAAATACAACAAGTCCGTCAAATTTTTAGACGAAGTGTTGGATCAAGGACTGGTAACGGCACGGGCGGAACAGTTTTTGAACCATTCAATTTAGCATACACAAACACATATTTGTTAAGCTCTACAAATATGGGAGGATTGCTAACATATGAATTATTTGCACAGTATCAAGAATTAGTTGGTAAAATGTTTGGTAGTTTTATTAACTTTACTTGGCATCCACAGAGTCACAAACTCATTATTCAGCAAAGACCACGAGGCGAAGAAAGTGTAATGCTTATGGTTTATAACAGTAAACCTGACTTTGCTATTATCGACGATATCTATTCAGGACAATGGGTTAAGGATTATGCACTGGCAAACTGCAAGATGATGCTAGGTCAAGCCCGCGAGAAGTTTGCTCAAATCGCAGGCCCACAGGGCGGTTCTAGCCTAAACGGCGCAGCACTTAAAACTGAAGCTCAAGCCGAAATGGACAAGCTCATTGATGATTTGATGAAACTTGTACCAGGCGGTATGGGCTATGGTTGGATTATAGGTTGACCTTAATATTTTAGTATAGTATAATAGTCTTAATTGGAGGCTATTATGATTATAGGTATTTGTGGGTTTATCGGGTCAGGCAAGGATACAATTGCTGACTATCTAGTTAATTTTCACGAGTTTAGAAGAGAGTCTTTTGCTAATACACTAAAAGACGCAGTAAGTTCTGTGTTTGGCTGGGACAGGACGATGCTAGAAGGGCGAACTAAAGAAGCCCGGGAGTGGCGCGAACAAGTCGATCCGTGGTGGGCAGAACGTTTAGATATGCCCACGCTCACACCTCGTTGGGTTCTACAGTATTGGGGCACAGAAGTATGCCGCAAAGGCTTCCACGATGACATTTGGATTGCTAGCCTAGAAAATAAACTTCGTAATTCCAAAGACAATGTTGTTATTTCAGATTGCCGGTTTCCTAATGAAATTGAAAGCATCCGTAAAGCTGGTGGACAGATTGTATGGGTACAGCGAGGAGAGTTACCGGATTGGTACGATGTAGCAGTGGCCGCAAATCAAGGACATAATTGGGCTGTTCAAGAATTAAAGATGCGAAAAATTCACGCTAGTGAAACTGCTTGGGTAGGAACTGAATTTGATCACGTCGTAGATAATAACAGCACTATCGATAATCTGTATCAACAGGCAAGATCAATAGTCAGCGACCAAGTCCCCTTGACGCCAAGTGATGCCCTCCTTGTGAAGCACCTGAGCACAATTGGCACAGATTGTTTTTAAGTTACTAGGGCGGCAGTTGTCTAAATTGCCGTCTATGTGAAATACCCTAAATACCTCCATGTGCGGGCTACGATGTCCGCACTTTTCACATTGTGACTTTATTTTATAACCAGAACGTTTCCAACGTGGTATATGTGCCTTAGGTCCGTGAGCTAGACACGCTTCGCAGAGCGTTCTATAATAAGGTTTTTTACCTTTATAATAATTTAATGCTCTAGGCCGTTCATTACAGGCCTTACAAAGTGGTCTCATATCAATATTTACACCTTTTCTTCCCCTTTTTCAGGTTGTATAACTACCCATTTTTATAATAGTACGCTAAATATTATGAGCAACTATTACCAGGAGAAATAGGGAATGGCAACATTACAATCACCGGGCGTAGCGGTTACAGTTATCGACGAGAGTTTTTATACACCAGCAGAACCTGGTACTACTCCTCTTATCGTAGTAGCTACAGCGCAAGATAAAGCAAACGGATCGGGAACAGGTACCGCGTCCGCAACAACAAAAGCCAATGCTGGTAAGGCATTTAAATTAACCAGTCAGAGAGATCTAACAGATTTCTTCGGTGTTCCTTTCTTTGAACAGACAGCGAGTTCGACTCCTGTACACGGTTCAGAAAGAAACGAATACGGATTATTAGCAGCATATAGTTTATTGGGTGTTAGCAACGCGGCATTTATCGTTCGTGCTGATATTAACTTAGACGAACTAGAGGCTCAAGTAGACGCCCCGGGAGCGAACCCAACAAACGGTCAATGGTGGATTGACACTCAAGCAACAACTTGGGGTATTCAAGAATGGAATGGATCTGCACCAACAGTAGTTGGCGGGCAGAAATTTACAAACAAAGTTCCATTAGTATTAACCGACGCAGATACAGCAAAAATTTCTAACAATGCTCCAAAAACATCAGTTGGTGCAATTGGTGACTACGCTGTAGTTTTCCAAACCGTTACAGGTGATGGATCATTTGGTGCAAACGAAGAGTTTGCAAGAGTTTACTTTAAATCAGCTGGTGCTCCAGCTTCGACTGGCGGAGTTGACGCTGTTGATGCAGGTCAGTGGGTACTAGTAGGTTCTACAGACTGGAAAGCAAGTTGGCCAGTAGCATCTGGTTCAGCATATTCAGGTTCGATAAGTGGTAACTTATATGTTAACAACAGTTTAATTGCTGGCGGAACAGTAGCTACTATTGCTTCAAACATTAATGCAGCAGCAATTACTGGTGTAAGTGCTCAAGCAATTAACAACAGATTGTACATTTATTCTAACGGCACATCAGCTGCTGACGGTGATGCAGGCGATTCAACTGGTGCTGACGGTGCAGTTAAATTAGAAAATGGTACAGCAAACTGGAGCACATTGGGTATCACAGCTGGTACTTATTTGAGCCCAGCATTACAACAAACTCCACATACTTCTGTTCCAGCATTTAAGATTTCTGACAACGTTGGCACAGTCGGCGGAAACCCAACTGGTTCTGTATGGATTAAAACAACTGAACCAAACAACGGCGCTCGTTGGAGAGTTAAGCGTTGGAGCGCAGGAACACTTTCTTGGGCATCATACGAAGCTCCAATCCACACATCAACTGGTGCAGCAAACTATTATCTAGATCGTAGTGGCGGTGGTGCAAATATTTCCAAAGATTCTTTATTTGTACAATCAAATGCTACAGAAGCTGCTGGATTTGATGCAACTCCAGAAACTGCTGAATTTAGAGTATGGAAAAGAAACGTTTCTGCAAATGCTGTAACAAGCATTACATCAGCAGTTATTAAAGACAGCACACTAGCTGCCGGCCCATACAGTTTTGATCTAGCAGAATCATTAAAAGGACAAGCAACTTTAGACACAGCAGTTACAATTAATTTCTCAGCAGCTGGCAACAGCGAAGATGCTGATGCAATTGCAACAGCAATTAACGCAGCAGGATTTACCAACATTGTAGCTTCTGTAACAACAGTAAGTTCAACCTCAGCTAAGTTGGTTATTTCACACAAACTAGGCGGAGATTTCAGTCTAACAGACGGAACAGGTAGCCCAATTGGTGGATTGTTTACACCTTATAGTATCAACACATTATCTGGAACTGAAAACTTATATGAAGCTCAATCAGCCGCAGGATATGATTATCTAGCTTCTGGTTGGATGCCATTGGCAGCAAGCAATCCAAGATTTGCAGCAAGCGGTGATGCTCCATTAAATGAGCCACAAGATGGACAAATGTGGTACAACCCTAACTTCTCAGAAGTTGACGTTATGGTACACAATGGCGCAACTTGGGTTGGTTATAGACACGCTTCTGCTCAGTACGCAGAAAGCGCGACATCAACAAGAATTGGTTATGCTCCACTAGTTTCAGCTAGCAATCCATATCAAGCAGGCAGCACACAAACAGGTGACCTATGGATCAGCACAGCCGATATGGAAAACTTCCCAACTATCTACAGATTTAATAATAATCTAACTGATATTGCGGATGTTTCTCAACGTTGGGAATTAGTTGATAAAACTGATCAAACAACAGAAGAGGGTATCTTGTTTGCTGATGCACGTTGGAACACAACAGGCACAACAAATGCAATGTCTACTATCGAAGACCTATTGCAGAATAACTTCTTAGATCCAGACGCTCCAGATCCAGCACTATATCCAAAAGGTATGTTGCTATGGAATCTACGCAGAAGCGGCGGAAACGTTAAGAAATATATGAACGGTTACATTGATACAGCTAGCGATAACCCAAGAACAAGTACAGCTACCCTAGCAGGTAGTGCATTTGTAAGCGGTTCTGGTTTGTCAATGGAAGCGTATTGGACAGATCGTTGGGTGACAGCATCTGGTAATAACGAAGACGGTTCTGGTACATTTGGTCGTCACGCACAACGTAAGGTTGTTACACAAGCTCTTAAGAGTGTTGTTGATACAAGCAGCGAAATCCGTGATACAGAACGTCGCAACTTTAACTTGATTGCTTGCCCAGGATATCCTGAGCTAATGAGCAACCTAGTTAACTTAAACATTGACCGTGGAATTACAGCTTTTGTAATTGGTGACACACCATTGCGTTTAGCAGCAGATGCAACAAGCCTAACAACTTGGGGTACTAACGCTAACCTAGTAACAGACAACGGTGATGATGGTATTGTTACATATGACGAATATCTAGCAACTTACTATCCAAACGGTTACACAACAGACCTAAGCGGTGCAGGCGCAGTTGTTCCAGCATCACATATGATGTTGAAAACAATCGCACTAAGTGACAACGTAAGTTATCCTTGGTTTGCTCCAGCAGGTACAAGACGCGGTGGTATTACTAACGCAACAGCAGTTGGTTATATTGACGCAATGACAGGTGAATTCCAGACCGTAGCTCTAAACGAAGGTCAACGTGATACACTATATGATCTAAAGATTAACCCAATTCCATTCTTTAATGGTGTAGGTTTAGTTGCATATGGTCAAAAGACTCGTGCAAGAAATGCTTCTGCATTAGACAGAATCAACGTAGCACGTTTAGTTGTATACCTACGCAGCCAGTTGAACAAACTAGCTCGTCCATACATTTTTGAACCAAATGACAAGATCACACGTGATGAGATCAAACAGGCAGCAGAAAGTTTGTTATTAGAGTTGGTAGGTTTGAGAGCAATTTATGACTTCGCAGTTGTTTGTGATGAAAGCAACAACACTCCTAGCAGAATCGATCGTAATGAACTATATGTTGACATTGCAATTGAACCAGTTAAGGCTGTTGAATTCATTTACATCCCATTACGTGTCAAGAACACAGGAGAGATTTAAAAATGTCAATTACATCACTAAACAATTTTGGTATTCCAACAACTAATCAGGCAGGAAGCACTCAGGTGCTTCTAATGCCTAAGTTGAAATATCGATTCCGTGTTACATTGCTAGGATTTGGTGTTGCAGCAGCAACTGAATTGACAAAGCAAGTTCAAGACGTTACTAGACCAAAAGTTTCATTTGAAGAAATGACACTAGACATCTATAACTCAAAGGTGAAACTTGCAGGCAAGCATACATTAGAAAACGTAACATTAACATTACGTGATGATGCTAGCGGTCAAGTTCAGAAATTAGTTGGTCAACAAATCCAGAAACAATATGACTTTATGGAACAGGCATCCGCTCGTTCAGGTATTGACTATAAATTTACAACACGTATCGAAGTGTTAGATGGTGGTAATGGTACATTAACTCCAGAAACATTAGAAACTTTTGAAATGTATGGTTGCTTCCTACAAAACGTAGACTACGGCGATGCTAACTACTCTACTAACGAACATATGACAGTTGCTTTAACAATTGCCTACGATAACTTAGTACAGTTTGCAGCAGGTGCAGCAGCAACAAGCCCAATCGGTGGTATTGGTGCAGCAGTAGGACGTACAATTGGAAACGCTGTAACAGGCGCAACAGGCGGCGCTTAATTAACGTTAGTTCAAAAAGAGCTCGGTTAAACCGGGCTTTTTTTGTGGCATAAATATTAATATGGCCAACTACTTTACTAGATTCCTTACCGGTGTATCTGAAGGATTATTAAATCCCAAAGGACAACAAGCCAATTGGCAACACGCCACACGACTATTCATTGATAATTCTTTTAGATTATCACCCAAGACTAAATTTTTATACTATGTTAGATTTGATTTAAACAAACATACAATTAGGTCTCCTGGATGGTCAAATGAAAATTCTCAAGAAGTTGGGATGTTGGTAAAGTCTTGCGATTTACCAAAATTTAATTTTGATTCTATTGTTAAAAATCAATATAATAGAAAAAAACTTGTATACAAAGGCATTAACTACGAGCCAATTAATATATCCTTACACGACGACAGTGACGGAGTAGTTAATGCGTTATGGGCAATATACTATGGCTATTATATTGCTGATAGATTGAATCCTAATGCAGCATATTCAGCTACACATCTTCGACCTGCAAACACTAATTTAGATCTATTCCGATACGGTTTAGATAACGATGTATCCGATCCATTTTTTAATTCAGTGAGTATATACACAATGAGTCGACGACGATTCATCGGATATACACTAGTGAATCCAAGAATCAAATCTTGGCAACACGGTGCTATGGACTATTCTGCATCAGAATTTAATGAAAGTCAAATGACATTAGAATACGAAGCTGTAAAATATTCAGCAGGAACTGTGTCATACAATAATCCTAAAGGTTTTGCAAATCTTCATTACGATACAACACCAAGTCCTATCTCAGTTGCCGGCGGAGGCGTGGCCACACTAACAGGTGAAGGCGGTGTACTAGACGGACTAGAATCAGTGTTCGGTGCAGTAGGTGACGGAACAGCATTTGATAGTTGGGGTGGATTTATGAGTACTGCTATCAAAGCAGTTAACACATACAAAAATGTTAAACAATTATCTACAGCACAATTAAAATCTGAAGCAATTAATATTCTAAGTAATCCTGGAAATATTTCATCAGCAGTATCCACAGTTGGAGGTGTTGTTGGCGCAATATTTCCAAAGAGTGCATCAACAGAAAATACAACTACTGCATCACAAAGAAATCTAACAGGAAATTAATATGGCAACAAATTTACCCAGTCAAGTTGTAGAAGATAGTGCTGCCGGAACAAAACTATTTTTTGAAAGATATGGCGAAGCTCCGATGGAATTTTCGTCAATGGAAATTGACCTAGCACATTCATTTTTTCAATCTGCGGGATTTTCAAAAGATGCTGCCGATGTAGTTGCAATGACTTTGTTAAGGCAGGCCAAAATAGATTCGATTCCTGTGGGTCAATTATTAGATACTTTAAAAAATTTTAATTATTTAGAATTAAATCAAATAGTAGGTGAAGTTTTAAACAACAATCGAGTACCAACTTCTATACTAGGATTTAGAACAACTGACGTCAAACCTATTCAGATAAGAAACATAGCAGCATAATGGCAAAATTTGCACAGGGAAGATTTGAAATGAAAAATCCTGACAAGTATGTTGGGAAAAAAACTCCTTTGGCACGTAGTAGTTGGGAATTTGTTTTTATGCGAATGCTTGACGAACATCCTGGCGTACAAAATTGGGCCAGTGAAAGTATACAAATACCTTATAGAGATCCCTTAACAGGAAAAAGCACAATCTATGTCCCAGACTTCTTTATTGTCTATGTTGACAAGAATGGCAGTAAACACGCCGAAGTAGTAGAAGTTAAACCTAGCAATCATACTATTTTAGAAAAAGTTGGCAAGAGCTTGTACAACCAAGAACAGTATGTTAAGAATATGGCCAAATGGGAAGCAGCAAATAAATGGTGCAAACAACAGGGTGTTAGATTTCGAGTAGTTAGTGAAAATGATATTTTTCACCAAGGCGGCAAACGGAAATAAGTAAAGTATGACCAAGAAACTTGAAGAACTCTTTAACTTAGATTCAGCTGAGGCTGTAAAGGCTGCTGAAGATACTACTCCTGTTCCAACCCACGAGCAGGTTAAAAGTTTAGATGATAGTTATGCTGAAGTAGCTAAAATTACCAGCACGTTGCCGCAGATACAAGAATTAGAAAATCTAGACGAAAACGAGCTAGATAACCTAGCTAAAAAAGCAGAGCAGGCCTACGACGATCTTATGGATTTAGGTATGAACGTAGAAGTACGTTATGCTAGTCGTATTTTTGAAGTAGCTAGTTCTATGATGGGCAACGCTATTACTGCTAAAACTAACAAAATTGAAAAGAAATTAAAAGCTGTTGACCTACAACTTAAAAAATTAAAAATTGATAACGATGCGGGTAACGATCCAAACGATGTTATCAACGGCCAAGGGTATGTGATCACAGACCGCAATGAGCTACTGAAAAAATTAGGCGGAAAAGCATAAATACTACTATGAAAACTTTTAAAGAATATCTTGCCGAAAGCAAAAAGAGCTACCCTTTTAGATTAAAGGTAGCAGGCGAATTGCCTGAAAATTTTGTTAAAGAACTCAAAGATTGCATCGGAAAAGCAAATCCAGCAATCATTGAAAAATCTAAAACACCTATTCAAGCAACTCCACTAGATTTTCCGGAACTAAGCAATGTTGAAGTTCACACATTTGAAGTAGTATGCGAATATCCAATTACTGCTCCTGAGCTTGCAGAACACGTAAAATACTTTGTTCCAGAATCTAATTTTAGAGTCAGAAACGGTGGTGATGCAGGCGAAGTAGAACACAATACAGCGGATATGGAACCAAGTGGTGAATCAGTATTAGCAGAGCCTTACAACGATAAGGTAAAGCACAAAGACTACTTCGGCGATGATTTTAATAAAAGTTTCTTGAAAGATTTAGCAAAGGCCGCCAAGGAACGCAAAAAAGACGGTGTGCAGACAGAATACAAGCTGCCTAAGGCCAAACAAGACAAAGCAGGCGTTAAGAGCGCCTTAGGGAGTTAATATGAATTTTAATGATTTAATGGCAAGAATGAGAGAGCTTGATCAACCAGCAGTTGAGGCAGCTCCAGTTGTAACAGACGAGTGTGGAGAAATGCCTCCTAGCCCAATGGGCAATATGGGTAAACCAGATGCTCCTCCTCCAAGTATGAGCGTTAACTTAAATGCACAAGGTTTAGATAATATTGAAGAACTATTATCTTTAATCAAGGCAGTTAACCCAGGTATGGATAAGCCTGCTGCTCCAATGGGCGGTATGCCACACATTGAAATTGAACCAATGGACAAGCCAGAAGGCGGTATGCCTAAGCTAGGCGGTCTAGGCGATCTAGACAAAGGCCCATTGAAAATGCTTCCTGATATGGATGCTGACAACGATGAAAAAGTAGGCGGCGAAGAAGGTCCTGAAGAAAAAGGCGAAGAAGATAAAGAAGACGAAGCATTTGGAAATTCAGTTCCAGGTTCTGAGCCAGAAGTTAAAGATGTTAGCGCAGCTATTCCGGACGGTAATGATTTAAACAAACCTAAACAAATGGTTAAACACAGCTATCGTCAAGGCGACAATCCAATGGCCATGGAAGGCGAAGAATTACGTGCTTCTATTAGAGCAGAATTACTGCGTAGATTAGAAGAAGCTAAAGGAGCGAAATAATGGCAGATTTATACGGCGACGCATTAGGTGGCGGTTTAACAGGTAACGTCGACAGTAATGCAAGAAAATTATTAGGTGACGGCGCATCAGGCGTTGGACCATATACTAGTTTTGGTACTCCAAAATTACAAGCAATTAAAGTTGTTTCTGCAACAATTGACTTTACAACAACTCCCGCAGCAGCTAACAGTAATTTAGCTAAAGCAGTTTTTGCCCTACAGTCTTTATCTGAAATTTATTATGTTGGTAAACCAACAGCATCTGGTGCTAACCAATTTGTTGCATTAGTTAATATTAACAAAACAGATGCAGGAAATGGATATGCAGCATCGGGAAGCGCAGACGGTTCTTACGAAAACCTAGAAGATGTCATCGGTGCAGCGTTAGGTGTTGCCGAAAACGACATCACAATTACAGACGTAGCGTTAACTGGTTTAACATTCGCTTAATTGTATAAACACTCAAATAGGGCCTCCGGGCCCTATTTTTTTCATTAAATAATAGTATGGCAAAATCATTAGACGGTAATTTAGTTAAGAAAGCTCACGCTCAAACCAGGTATACACTTGAGGAAGTAGAACATCTTGAAAAGTGTATGGATCCTGTAAACGGGCCGTTGTACTTTGCTAGAAACTTTATTAAAATTCAACACCCGGTTAGAGGTAGCATACCTTTTGAACCTTATGAATATCAGGTTAGACTAATACAGGCCTATCACGAAAACAAGCAATGTATTGCAATGTTACCGCGTCAGATGGGTAAAACAACCTGTGCAGTTGCTTACCTGCTGTGGTACACAATGTTTGTTCCAGACTGCCAAGTTCTTATTGCCGCACACAAATATGAAGGTGCTAAAGACATTATGGATCGTTACCGTTTTGGTTACGAAAACTTACCTGACTTTATTCGTGCTGGTGTTTATTCATACAATAGAAACACAATCGAATACGATAACGGAGCACGTATTCAAGCTACCACAACAACAGAAAACACCGGTCGTGGTAAGTCTTTATCATTAATATACTGTGACGAGTTTGCATTTGTTCAACCACCTGAAAAGGCCAAAGAGTTTTGGACTGCCCTATCTCCTACATTGGCTACAGGTGGTAAAGCACTGATTACATCAACACCAAACTCGGACGAAGATCAGTTTGCTCTTATCTGGACTGAAGCTAATAAACGTTTTGACGAGTACGGCAACGAGACAAAATTAGGACCTAACGGATTCTTTCCATTCTTTGCTCACTGGCGTGAAAACCCGTTACGCGACGATGCCTGGGCCTCTGTCGAACGTGCTAAAATTGGTGAAGAACGTTTCCGCCGAGAGTTTGAATGTGAGTTCTTGATCTTCGACGAAACACTAATCAATTCAGTTAAACTTGCAGCATTAGAGGGAATTGATCCAACTATGACCATGGGTCAAACACGTTGGTATAAAGATATAGATTCTAGATGCACATATCTTGTTGCTCTAGATCCTAGTCTAGGTACAGGCGGTGACTACGGTGCTATACAGGTTTTTGAAATGCCCTCAATGACTCAGGTAGCGGAATGGCATCATAATACTACTCCAGTACAGCAACAGGTCAAACATATGCGTGAAATATTGAAATACATTCAATCACGCGGAGAAGAAAAAGGCGGTGTTCCGCAAATTTATTATTCTGTTGAAAATAATTCTCTAGGTGAAGCCGCTCTTATTGTTATTAACGACATAGGAGAAGAAAACTTTCCTGGTTTATTCTTAAGTGAGCCTATACGTAAAGGACACGTTCGTAAATTCCGTAAAGGATTTAATACTACACATCGCAGTAAAGTTACTGCTTGTTCTCAGTTTAAAAATTTACTAGAAACTAATAAGATGACAATTACATCTAAACCGCTGATTTCTGAGTTAAAAACGTATGTTGCCAGCGGACTTGGTTTTAAGGCCAAAACAGGAGAACACGACGACCTAGTGAGCTCTACGTTACTGATCATACGTATGGCAGACGTACTAGCAGATTGGGATCCTACAGTTTACGAAAAAATGACTGAAAAAATTACAGAGGAATCTATGCCGCTGCCTATCTTTGTAAGCAGCGGGTTTTGATAAATATAACTATGGACGCAAGAAACAATATCGCTACAGATTTATTCTATAAAATTAGAAGCCGTTTTAAGAACCTAAAATTAGGTGCTGAAACAGGCCAAATTACCATCAATCCTGAAGAAGCTAGATTCTTTGATTTTGATTATATGGAAGGTCAAACACCGATGGGTCACGTTAGTGTTAGCCTAGCAGAACCAAATTCTATGAAGGTATACTTCAGTCACGGAATTGCCGAAGGTATGGATGATCATCAGAAAGGTAATTGGTATAAGTTTTTGCGAGAATTACGTGAATTTGCTAAACGCAGACTATTAGCATTTGACACAAGAGATATTGCTAAGGATAATTTAGATCGTAGAGATTATGAATTTTTAGCTGCAAATGCGCAACCTAAGCAAACACAACCAAACACAATACAGAAACCAGTCGGAGAAAGCATTATGGCAGAAAGCTCAATGTACGGTAGCAGATTAATGAGTTACCAGAATTTAATGGATACTAAATTGATTATCAAACATAGTCAAGCAGTAATGGATGATCAACAACCTGGCGCACGAACAAGACACATTGCAGCACTTTTTGTAGAAAATCAAGACGGTGAAAGATTTAAATATCCTTTCATCCACCTAGCTGGTGCTCGTGCTATGCAACGCCACGTGGCCAACGGTGGTGTACCCTATGACGACATTGGTAAAAGTATTATTCAAATGAGTGAAGAAATTGCTCAATTAAAGAGCTTTGGTGGTTATGTTGTTCGTAACGATCTAATGAATTCAGAAACAAATTCAGTGGTTGAACGTTCTACACAATACCTAAATAGCCTACGCGAGCAAATTAAGGCCCTAGCAAAACAAAGTCACTACGAAGCATATAGAGAAAATTTCCAGGCATATGACAGCGAAGAAGTACCGCAGGATGTAGTTGAAGATTTCAAAGAAAAATTTACAGTACGATCATTTAAAGAAGACATTGCATCAGTATTTCCGGTCTTATATAGACTAATGAAAGAAGGAAACACTATAGGCTACGACGACATAGTCGCTTTAACACAAGAAGATATGCAAGAAGACATCGAAGTTGAGCAGACACAAGATGATCCATTTGCCAAGTTTGAAAACTGGGTAATGGGTCTTGGAGAAGAGTCTGCTATAACTTCTGAAGATCCAGAAGAACAACAATCAGCCTTACAAAAATTACAAGAATTAGTTGGACAAGAATTTCCTGCAGGTACAGATGGCACAAACGCAATTGAAAGTTTAAAAGGCCTAATTGAAGATCCAGAATTATACAAACGAATTAAGGCAACAGCGGCGGAAGATGCAAATGCAGACGTCCGCCCTCAAATCCAAGGTTGGTTAGAATTAAATGCACCAGAGGCACTAGAGTCATTAGACTTTGGCGATATGGGAGCAGCCGCAGCTGAAGAACCAGCAGCAGCAGAAGTTCCTGCAGAAGAACCGGCAGAAGTTCCAGCAGCAGCACCTGCAGAAGAACCACAAATGGCCAGCGATGATCCAGAAGAAAGACACGAGGGCAAGATGGGCGTTAAAGAATTAGCTGAATTCATTCATTCATTTTACGACCAAGAATCAGGTACATTCCCCAAAGGCCCAGAAGGTGTTTGCACAATGGTAGGCAAGAAGTTTGGTGAGCAGGCAGAGCAGGTTGCTCGCAAATTTGTTGAAAGAATGGCTCCTGAGCAGACTACAGAACAAAATCCTGAATTGGCTGAACTAGCAAGAGTCAGAGAACTAGCAGGCCTGTAATAGAAGGATAATCAATGAACGGTATTTTAGGAACTTGGACCTTACTTCCAAATATTAATCAGGCAATTTACACAAATGCCTACGATACTCCTAGTGTCGTTATTATCAATTTGTGTAATAGAGGAAGCACCATAGCCAACGTAAGAGTTGCTATTAGCACAAGTGCAACCTCACCAGCCGCCGGTGAATTTATTGTTTATGACCAACCAATAGATCCAAAAACTACTTTAGAAAAACAAAGTATAATGGTATCACCTGGCAAAAGCGTGGTCGTTAGATCGTCATCTAGTGATGTAAATGCTGTTATCTATGGAGTTACAAATAGAACCACTGCACCCCCAGGGATAGCAACAAACTACGGAACTGCACCTATGTGGGTAACGAACCCTACATTGCCTACATTTTATGCAGCGGATTCTTCTACGTCTATTCAATTAAGTGCTACTGACAGCGAAGGAGAAGCAGTTACTTATGCAGTGACTTCTGGATCTTTGCCAACAGGAACTAGTTTATCGTCATCTGGATTAATCACAGGCACACCAACGGCCACAGGATATTCTTTTGGATTACCAGATACAAATAGTACTGTTCAGATAACTGCAACTGATTCTAGAAGCAACGGAACTCCTCAAACTTTTAATATTGTTAAACGTTGGGCAGACGGTTCATCACAGGCGCTGGCAGCAACCAACGCACAAACAATTTATAATCTTAGTGCTACTTATCAAGGTGCTGGTGCATCTAATTGGTACTGGATTAAAGGCAACACCACAGATACTAGCCAGGCAAGAAGAATGTACTGTAGTATGAACGGTGCAGGCTATATGCTTTGGTATCATTACAGAGATCCTATGAGTGGTAGCTTAACCATTTCAGATCCAGGCAACTCTGGTACAACCTATACATTAACCAGCACAACAGCTATGTTTATGTATGCATTACCGGCTGCGATTGTTAATAACGTAACGTACCTATATTTAAATTCAGATAATGATGCTAGCTATACAACTCCAGCATTTGCTAATTTTAAATATGCAGTTGGATTAAATTCTGAATTACGAGCATGGTTAAGAGCAACCAAAGATCGAGGTAATTATTGGGGAGTTGATCTCAACCTTGTAAACAATATACGTACTCAAAATGATGTAAACTATCCAAACTATAGATTCGGTACACTAATTGGCGAAATGCAGTACGGACACAATAACGGTGGCTCAGACGAAGTAGACGGATACACATTTAGAAATAGTTATAATACCGGAGGATTTAAGTGGACATCTTCTAGCGATATTTGGAACTACGCTGGATGGGGACCAATCGATGCTTCAAGCCCAACTAGCGTAAACACAGGTTGGGGTTCTACAGGTCTTGACGAAGGTACATGGGGCGGTACTAACCGACAATATCACTTATATGCCTGGATAAAATAATAATTCAAAAAAGGCTCTTAGGAGCCTTTTTTTTTGGATAAAATATTTGTCAACTTTTTTGTATGCTAGAACGTTAATATAATACACAGGGAAGGTTTTTCTGTGTTTAACCTAAAAAAAGGAAATTACTATGAAACTAGTAGCAACTTTAGTAGCATCATTATTTGCAGTATCCGCTTTCGCTGCTGATGCACCTAAGAAAGAAGAAAAGAAAGCAGAAGCCAAACCAGCTGCATCTGCGCCAGCACCTGCTGCTAAGGAAGCTCCAAAAGCTCCTGCTAAGAAAGAAGAAGCTAAGAAGTAATTTTAATTGCCCCTTGTCAACGAAAGTTGGCACTGGGGCGTTATTATAATATCAAGGAGGGTTTTATGAAAAAACTCTTAATTGCAGGTTTAATTGGTTTATCTGCTTTTGGTGCGCAAGCAGGTCCATACCACGGACATCATGGTGGACACCATATGCATCATAGGGGTAGTTGGAATTGGGTAGTTCCAGCTGTTGTTGGAGGTGCTGTAGTATATGCCGCAACTCGCCCTGTAGTTGTTCAACAACCGCCAACGGTTATTCAACAACCGCCCGTTTATACGCAACAACAAGTATGTGGTCCTTGGACTGAAATACGCAATCCAGACGGTAGCGTGACAATTACAAGGACTTGTCAATAATGTTAATGAGGACTAGAAATGAAAAGGTTAGCAGTGATTCTTACTGCGATGATTACAATTGGGATAAGCCAAGTAAGTATGGCTCAGAAAAACCTCTTTGGGAATCATACCATTACAGAATCGTCAGCGAAGACTGCGACCAAAAAAGGACCAGTCCTTGTAAAATCCCTAAGATTACCCAAGAATAAAATTTTTACAGGTAATCCTCATAAAATTACTTTATTTGCAGACGATAAAGAATATGATATTATAGAAGTTGACGATATTATTACATCTTATCGTCGACGCGATCTTCAAAGAATTCAAACAGACCCAACACCAGATGATCCGGACGGGTTAATTACTGAAGAAATACGGTGGAAACTATTTTTAGCAAGAACAGCGGCTATGATTCGTTATCACCAAATCCACTCATAGAGTGGATTTTTTTTGGTGAAATAAAATCTTAAAAACCCTTTGACTTTGCTAAATAAAAAGCGCATAATAGTTGTTATGCGATAGGCATAAAGTCATTTACATTAAAGGCATAAGGAGGCTATAAAATGGCAACATTAGCAGAAATTCGTGCAAAACTTCAAGAAGCACAAGGCAAGTCCACAGGACAATCAACAGGCGGCGGCGATAACGCAATTTACCCACACTGGAATATGCAGGAAGGTAAAGAAGCCGTAGTACGTTTTCTACCAGACGGTAACCCAAACAACACTTTCTTTTGGGTAGAGCGTGCAATGATCAAACTCCCATTTGCAGGTATTAAAGGTGAAACAGATTCACGTCCAGTTCAAGTACAGGTTCCCTGTGTTGAAATGTACAACGATGGTTCAGTTTGTCCTATTCTATCTGAAGTGCGTGGTTGGTTTAAAGACAAATCACTAGAAGAAATGGGTCGTAAATATTGGAAGAAGCGTTCATACATTTTCCAAGGCTTTGTAGTTGAAGATGCACTCAAAGAAGATAATACACCAGACAATCCGATTCGTAGATTCATTATCGGTCCTCAGATTTTCCAAACTATTAAATCTGCTCTTATGGACCCTGAGTTGGAAGAATTGCCAACTGACTACCTCCGTGGTGTAGATTTCCGTATTGCTAAAACCAGCAAAGGCGGATTTGCTGACTACTCTACTTCAAAGTGGAGCCGTCGTGAACGTTCAATTTCTGATGCAGATAAGGCAGCGATTGAACAATTTGGTTTGTTTAATCTATCAGACTTCCTACCTAAGAAGCCGACAGACGTTGAACTCAAGGTTATGAAAGAAATGTTTGAAGCGTCAGTTGACGGTGAAGCATATGATATGGACCGTTGGGGACAATACTTCAAACCAGCAGGTATGGGTCAAGCAACTGGTGATCCTAACAAAGCAGCCGCTCCGGCAGCTCGCGTTAGCGCACCTGCTCCTCAAACATCTAGTGAAGAAGATCTTCCTTGGGAAGATTCTGCTCCTGCAGAAGCACCTGCTCCAAAGGCAGCACCTGCTCCAGCAGCCGGCGGTGAAAACGCATCACGTGCTCAAGACATCTTGGCAATGATTCGTAATCGTCAAAAGCAATAATCAACACGGCTCGGGCCACTGTGACTTAGTCATACGCCCGGGCTCTCTTCACTATTTAGGAGATAATAATGAAACTAGACAAACTAACAAAAGTAAATGAGTCAATTACTATCAATCGTTACGACAACGGTTGGATGGTTGAAATTGGCGGCAGAAATAAAAAAGAAGATTGGGCAAATACCAAGACCCTTTGCAACACAGAAGAAGAAGTAATCACTCTAATTAAAGAGTGGAATAAACTACCATTGGATCAATAATTATGGCAAAAGCATTTGATATTTCTAAATTTAGAAAGTCAATTACTAAGTCTATTGACGGTCTTAGTATTGGCTTTAACGACCCTACTGATTGGGTCAGCACAGGCAATTTTGCCTTAAACTATTTGATCAGCGGCGATTTCCATAAAGGGGTTCCGTTGGGAAAAGTGACTGTATTTGCCGGTGAATCAGGTGCAGGTAAATCATATATCTGTTCCGGTAACCTTATCAAGGCAGCACAGGCACAGGGAATTTATCCTATCTTGATCGATACAGAAAATGCTCTTGACGAAGATTGGCTCAAGGCATTAGGCGTCGATACTTCAGAAGATAAGTTGCTAAAACTTAATATGGCAATGATCGATGATGTAGCAAAGACCATTACAGAATTTGTTGCTGAATATAAAACAATGCCAGAGGATACTCGTCCTAAAGTATTGTTTATCCTTGACTCTTTAGGTATGTTGCTTACTCCAACAGATGTTAATCAGTTTGAAGCAGGTGATTTGAAAGGCGATATGGGTCGTAAGCCTAAGGCATTGACAGCACTTGTTCGTAACTGTGTTAATATGTTTGGATCACTTAACATTGGCCTGGTTGCAACTAATCACACATACGCTTCACAAGATATGTTTGATCCAGATGACAAGATTTCAGGTGGTCAGGGCTTTATCTACGCTAGCTCTATTGTAGTTGCTATGCGTAAGTTAAAGTTAAAAGAAGATGAAGATGGTAACAAGATTTCAGAAGTTAAGGGTATTCGTGCCGCTTGTAAGATTATGAAAACTCGTTATGCTAAACCATTTGAAAGTGTACAAGTGAAGATTCCTTATGAAACAGGTATGAATCCATATAGTGGACTGGTAGATCTGGCAGAAGAAAAAGGTCTTCTAAAGAAAGAAGGTAACAGTCTTGTTTACACAACTAAAGATGGTGAAATCATCAAACAGTTCCGCAAAGCCTGGGAAAGAAATGAAAATGGTGGCTTAGATGCTATTATGTCTGACATTTCAAAACATGGTGAAAATTCCGTTTCTGAGATAACTACTAATGTCGAACCTGAAACGGAGAGCGTATAATGAAAGAAGACTTAATTGCAGATCTTTGGTCTGTTGTTGTTGAGGTAATTCCAGAAAAACAACGTGCCAATGTGGCAGCAGACTTTGTCAACACTTTAATGGACTATGGTATTAAAGAATCAACTTTAGATAGTCTATTAGGGGTTGACCCTTACCTAGATAATGCTATAGAATATGTTATCGATGGTGAGGAGATTGAAAGTGATGAGGAAGAAAATTACGGTTACGATGACGACGAGGAATAAATGAATTGGTATGATCGAGTTTCAAAGGATATTTCAAATATTCCAGATGCTGTGGCTTATTATGAAGCCCAATTAACTGAGGCAAAACAAGATGCCCGTATAGCGGGGAACATCGAGAAAGCGTCTGCGCAGATGCCCGGCATTGTTGAAAATCGATTTAATCAACTTCAAGAAATTGAAGCAATTTTAGAATACCTAAACATTGAACTTCGTCGGCTTCGTAGTCAACATTTTCGTAAGTATCTTGAAAACTATCAACGTAGCCTCTCCTCTAGAGATTGTGAAAAATTTGTAGAGGGCGAGGCCGACGTTGTAGACTTTGAAAAAATTATCAATGACTTTGCCCTACTTAGAAATAAGTGGTTGGGTATTATCAAAGCATTAGATCAAAAACAATGGCATCTAAGCAACATTGTTAAACTACGTGTAGCTGGTTTAGAAGACGCTACTCTTTAAAACCTCATACCAGGAAATACAGTTTTCTTAACCTGGTTATTATCGTGATCCATAGTTTTAAATAAATCAAATGGTAGATCTAATTGTTTGCATAGGTCTGCCATTGCTTTTGTGTCTTTAGGCAAACACATTCCTCCATACCCTCGCATTTCTGGTCCGCAGCTAAGATAATCAGGACTTGATGTTTTTCTTAATAAAAAAGTTTCTAATACTTTGTCGTAGTCTGAATTTAGTTTATCACAGACTTCGTACATAACGTTTGCAAATACTACTCGCAAAGCATTAAAAGTGTTTGAATAATACTTTAATATCTCTGCTTCAGTGGGCGTCATTCTAACTGTATTCTTAGGAAGCCAAGAATGTGCTTCACAGACCTTGTGCCAGGACCTGTCTGTATAACATCCTACTGCTAGTACATCGTGATTTCTTACAAAATCTTCTAGGGCAGATCGTTCTCTTAAAAATTCAGGAACAAAGCAAATATCTTTATCATTATATTTTTCAATTATAGATTGTGTGGTTCCTGGCACCGATGTTGATTTAAGAGCGATCACACCCTGATATTTTAAATTTTTTAAATTAGATATTGTTTGATGCACAATTGACAAATCGCATTCGCCATTTTCACCCGACGGTGTTGGCACACAAACAAATACAATTTCAGTATCCAATACACTATCGATAGTTGTATTAAATTTAGGATCGTGTTTAGTTACATCGTGTCCTAACATCTTAAATCCTTCACCAACAGCACTACCTACTGCTCCCCAACCAATAATTCCTATTTTCATATTAAGCTCTCAACAGTTTTCTTTAATCCGTCTTTCAATGATGTATATTCTGTAAATCCGGTTAATTTTTTCATCAGGGTAGTATCGGGGCAACGTCTTTTTGCACTACCTTTTGGACCTGGAAGTATTTCTAATTTCTCCGGATCTACTCCCATTATGTCTAAAATAATTCTTGCTACTTCAGCAATTTCATTTTCTTCTTGTCTGCCTACGTTAACTATATAATTTTTATTATTTGTCACTAGTCTATGAGTTATTTCAACAGCATCGTCGATATAACAAAAACTTCTTGTATCATTGCCTTTGATATAATACTCACCTTTGGCAACACGTTCAACAAATTCGCTGATGAAATGATCTACCTGACCAGGACCGTAGATATTAAAGTATCTAATAATTAACCAATCTAATCCAGAATTAGCAACTAAGTTTTCTCCTAGTGCTTTTGGTAAACTATAGCTCCAGCGAGGATTGATCACATCTTCAAACATCACAGGAACTGATTCATCAGTGGGAACTGGATATAGTCCTTTATCAATAGCACCATTAAAAATTTCACAAGTGCTTGTAAAAACAAATTTAGTATCTGTACCTTTATATCTATTAATTAAATTAAATGTTGGTAAAGTATTATTAAATGCAACTTCAGTTGGTTTTTCGTAGAACAGTTTGGTTCCATTGGTCGCGGCCATATGAACAACGACATCACAATTTGGAGAAGAATTTGTTATGTCTGGTAAACAAAGGTCTTGGCCTTCTCTTTTATCAAATACTACGGTTTCGTGTTTATCTTTAATTAAATTATAATAATGGCTACCAATAAATCCTCTATGGCCTGTAAGTAATATTTTCATAGAAATATTTATCGACTAAATATGAGCAGTTAATAGAATTGGACTACAATGCGATCTTTTAGAGTAGTGACTACACAACATAAACCTTACTATGACCTTATCGGTAAGGAATGTATTCAATCCTTTTTGAAATATTGGCCTAAAGAGGTTTCAATCGAATTATGGGCAGAAAATTTTGAACCCGACATAACAGACCCTAGATTAATAATTAAAGATTTTAATAAAATAAATCCTAGATTTGAAAACTTTAAACAATTAATGTTTTCGTCAACAACAAATGACAAAGTATTATCTAAGAAAACATTTTGGCTAAAAGGACACGTAGTTTTAACAGCTCTTGAAACTTTTGATTCCGATGTGTTTATATGGTTAGACAGTGATGTAATAACTCATAATTATGTTACCATTGAATATTTGAATTCTTTAATTCCAGAAGACACATTAGCTGTTGATGTTCCTGCAGGAGGAAAAGGTCGTGATAAAGAAGCAGAAACAGGATTTTTTGGATTAAATCTAAAAATGAAAGAATCAAAATCTGTTATCGATTACTATAGAGAATATCATACAACACTAAAAATGTTAGATACACCTAGATATATGGAAACATCCGTATGGTGGTCGGCTATAAAAAATTCAGGTGCAAAAGCTAATCATTTAAAAACATCTAAGGATCATTTGATGCCGTTTATGTATACTGAATTAGCTCAATATATGCGTCATTGGGTAGCACAAAAAAATAAGGCTAATTATTCTAAAGGCAGCAGAGAAAAAACTCAGGAAGAACAATGAAATCAACAGCCCAAGCATATCAAGATTTATTCGTATATTCTTTATTCGGTAATAATGGAACATACATTGAAGTTGGTGCTCATAAACCAATAAAAAACAGTAACACTTATAATTTAGAAGTAACGTGCGGCTGGAAAGGATTTGGCATAGAATTCAATGATTCTTTAAAAGAGTTTTGGGAAAAATCTCCTGAAAGAAAAAATAAAATTTATTGGGAAGATGCATTGACATTTAATTACATCAATGCATTAACAGAAAATCTTTTACCAACACACATAAATTATTTGTCTTGTGATATAGAACCTCCAGAAAATACATTTAATGCTCTTAAGAATATTGTTGGTCAAGGAATTACTTTTGATATAATTACATTTGAACACGATTTATATAATTCAACAGTTGACTATAATTTAATTGCTACTGAGTTTTTATTAAACAACGGGTATAAAGTAGCAGTTACCGATGTATATTATAAAAAAGAAGAAAATTTATTCGAAACATGGTTTTTAAAAGACAACATAGAATTTAAAACTTGTTCGTTTAATGAATGGAAAGAAAGAACAAATTTGTTATGAAAAAAATTGTTTTAATTACCGGAGGCTTTGATCCTCTACATTCTGGTCATATTGCTTATTTTAAAGCAGCAAAGGCATTGGGTGATATTTTAGTTGTAGGCGTAAATTCTGACGCTTGGCTAACACGCAAAAAAGGTGCTCCTTTTATGCCTTATATGGAACGTGCATCAATTGTACGGAATATAGTTGGTGTAGATTTTGTTATAGACTTTAATGACAGTGACGGTAGTGCTAAACACGCCATACAAATGGTGCGTCAAAGTTATCCTCAAGAACGTATTATTTTTGCCAACGGTGGAGATAGAACCAAAGAAAATATTCCCGAAATGGACATCAAAGACGACAACCTAGAATTTGTGTTTGGTGTTGGCGGAGAAGATAAAAAGAATTCTAGTTCTTGGATTTTACAGGAATGGAAAGCACCTAAGACTGAACGTCAATGGGGTTACTATCGTGTTCTGCACGAAGTTCCTGGAATGAAAGTTAAGGAACTAACAGTTAATCCAGGTTGCAAATTATCAATGCAAAGACATAAGTATCGTTCAGAATATTGGATAGTGAGTGAAGGTAGAGCCGATGTTAACAAAATGATGGACAGCGGTTACTCGTTGCCGACTGCTAGATTAGAATTGCACGACGAAGAAGATATTCCAGTCGGACAATGGCACCAATTAACAAACCCTTACGATGTGCCTTGTAGAATTGTAGAAATTCAATACGGTGAGCGTTGCGAAGAAGAGGACATAGAAAGAAAATGATTAGAATATTCATTGGGTACGATCCTCGTGAAGCCGTGGCGTTTCACGTGTGTTCGAACAGTATTATTAGACAGGCTAGTTGCCCTGTTAGTATTACTCCCCTGGCGTTGAATACATTCAATGAGTACAAAGAAACACACAGCGATGGTAGTAATCAATTTATCTACTCTAGATTCTTAACACCTGCCCTATCGGACTTTATGGGCTGGGCTATATTTGTCGACGGCGATATGATTTTAAGAGATGATATTTTAAAATTATGGAATCTAAGAGACGAGTCAAAGGCAGTAATGGTAGTCAAACACGACTATAAAACTAAGATGACAGAAAAATATCTAGGCAGTAAGAACGAAGACTATCCTAGAAAAAATTGGTCTAGTGTTATCTTATGGAATTGCAGCCATCCTAAAAATAGAATCTTAACACCTAACTTCATTGAAAAATCTACAGGTGCACAGCTACATAGATTTACTTGGTTAGAAGACAATGACATTGGCGAATTGCCTAAAGAATGGAACTGGCTGGATGTCGAATATGATTATAACCCAGATGCAAAATTAGTTCATTATACGTTAGGTACACCTTGCTTCCACGAATTTGCACATCAAGGAAGTTTTTCAGGCGAATGGCATCTTGAAAGAATTTATGCAGATTGGTGTCAACAAAGGAATCTATGAACAATTGGTTATTTTTAAGCAAAGACGGCCAGGACGAATATATTAATATGTTTGCTATCGGCACCGGAGGAAGAGTGGTGTCGACTGAAGATTTTATCTTTGAAGATTCCGAAGATCCTATTGTGATGAGAGGAATATTAAAAAAGAAAATAATTCAACAATGCTGGCGTGAACAACGAGATTTTTATTTTATTGACACTGGATATTTAGGAAATCAAAAAAGTCCTGTAAATCCAATGGGTTGGAAATACTATCATAGAATTGTAAAAAACGATTTGCAATACGAAGGAGATATAATTCCTAGACCTAATGATAGATTTAAACAGTTAGCTATTCCGATTAGCGATTGGAAAAAAGGCGGAAGAAAAGTTTTAATTGCTGCACCCGATGAAAAACCTATGAGGTTCTACGGATTAGATCGAGAACAATGGTTGGAAGAAACTATAGAAACAATTAAGAAATATACCGATAGACCGATTGTTGTTAGGGATAGAGTTAAGAGTAGATTAGATCGTGTAATTCATAATACACTAAAAGAAGCACTCGATGACGATGTTCATTGCCTAGTTACTTTTAATAGTAATTCTGCAACTGAGTCAGTCCTACACGGAATACCAGCATTTATACTTGCTCCAAGCCATGCGGCTAGTCCAGTAACATTAAGAGACTTAAGCAAGATTGAAAATCCGTATTATGCAGACAAGGATAAAGTTTATGCTTGGGCTTGTCATCTAGCATATCTGCAATATCATAACAACGAACTTAGAGATGGTTCTGCAAAAAAGATGTTAGAAGAAACATATGAGTTAATAAAGGAACATAGATGAACTTAAATTTTATTACCAGTCTTTCTAAAGAATATTGGGAAGGAACAGGAAAATTTTGTCTAAAGACTTGGAAAAATTTTCCAGGCACAGTGACAGTTTATATCGATCAACAAGAAGGTGACATAGCCTGGATCAATGAACTACCATCATCCTTTGTTAAAAAATTAGTTCGTGTTCCTAATCTAAATTTAGAAGATAGAGATTCTACAAAAATTAGAAAATTCTGGGGTAAAGCCTGCGCCCAGATATCTGCAATGAGAGAACGAGGTAAAGATGAAAGAATAGTTTGGATAGATGCTGACGTTGAACAAACAGCATCCACTTTACCAGAATCTATTTTTTCTTTTAGTTTTATGGAACCAATTGCAATGTTAAACTCCGGTGACGGCGAAGACTGTTGGGAATCCGGCATAGTTGTTTTTAATCAAACTGCCGATAAGATCGATTTGGTTGTTAGAAAATATGAAAATATGTATCTAAATCAAGATAACTTGTTTAGTCTATGGAAACCTTACGATGCACAGGCATTAGGTGCTGTGGCAATGGAAAGAGGATTTTTAAATTTATGCAAGAAAAAATGTCCTAATGCAGAAGCATTAGCTAATAGTCACTTTGCTCCATATTTTAAACATTGGATTAATAAAGATAATAAAAAATTATTAATTGAAAAGAATAAATGACAACAGTAGCGGTATACCACGGTTCTGTACCAAACAAAAAGAGCCAAGAAAAAATTGATCTTTTAAGATACTTCTCTGAAGGTGCTAGAAGAACAGGATCAATAGTCTACGACTATCTTGATCACTCTTATCGACCATCGGATGTGGCCATTATACAAGGTTGGGTCGCTCCCGGTCGGCCAACTGGTAAGCATTTACTCTTAAGAAATACTGTTATTCAACAACAACTTAAAAATAAAAGACACGTAATAGGTGTTGACAGCAATTTATTTCTTTATAAAAATAAAGAAAATCCTTTGCATTATCTCAGATACAGTTTTGATGGAATATTTCCTAATACAGGAATTTATTGTGATACGGAAATTGATCCATTTCGATGGAAAAAAATTAGTCATAATTTAAAAATTCAACCTAAAGAGTGGAGAACTAACGGAGACCATATTTTGTTGTTGCTACAAAGAAACGGCGGATGGAGTATGGGAAATCTTGATGTACAAGACTGGGCTAACGATGTTATAGCTCAGGTAAGACAATATTCCGATCGACACATAATTATACGACCACATCCTGGAGATAAAGATGCTATAAATTATCTTAATCCTAGACTAGGTAGATGTAAAATTAAATTTTCTAAAAGAATCACTCTTAGCTATAATAAAAATTTAGAAGATGATTTAGTAGATTGTTGGGCAGCAATTAATTATAATTCAAGTCCTGCTGTAGGAGCAGCGATTGAAGGTGTTCCTATTTTTGTAATGGATCCTGCCCGTAGTCAGTGCGCAGAAATTGCTAATACTGATTTATCTCAAATTGAAAATCCACAAATGCCCTATAGAGACAGATGGCTTGAACGATTAGCCATGTTTCATTGGAATTTTGACGAACTAAGATCCGGCGAATGCTGGAGCCATATGAAAAAATTTATATGAAAAAGATTTCTGTTATTACAAGTTTTAACGAAAAATATTATGAGTTAATTGGCAAATATTGTGTTGCTACATTTTTAAAAAATTGGCCAACTGACATTAATTTAACCTGTTACGTGGAAGAAATGTCATTAACTCCCGATCCACGTATTATACAAATTCCTTTTACAGAACTTCCTGTTGAATATTTTGATTTGCAAAAAACAAAATTTAAACAAAGAGTAAAAACTTTTTCTAAAAAAGGTTATTCTGTAATTCACGCTATGGAAAACATAGATTGCGATCTATTAATATGGATTGATTCTGATGTATTAACACATACAGCGGTTCCTAGAGAATTTTTAGAAAATTTATGTTCGTCTAAAGATCTAACTACGTTTATGGGTGTATGGCACGAAGCAAATGACAAAGAATATTTCAGTTGTGAATCAAGTTTTTTTGTTGTAAACAAAACTCATCAAAATTTTTCATTATTTTCAAAGAGATATCGTGAATATTATGATAATCGATTAACTGAGAATTTAAGAAGATTCTATGACGGTGAAGTCCTTGGAGCAACTATTAAAGATTTAGAAAAATTAGGAGGTATGAATGAAATTAATCCTAACTTTCACAAAACTCCGATGCCAAGAACCATACTAAAAGATTATTTTACTCATTTTAAGGCAGGACTAAAAGAAGATGATGACCTTGATACGAGTATTGAAGAATTAATTGGCAATATTCAAACTGTTCCAGTTTGCCAATAACTTTCTTTTCTTCTAACCTTTAGATCTTGAGGCTTACTACGGCCTAGATCTTTTCTACCGCCTTTCAAATGGTCAAGATATGCTCCCCATTCACTGTTAATCAGCGGATGACCTTCTCCAGTGATAAGATGGCTGCTCCAATCTAATTCATTTAAGGTTGAATTTCGTCGTACGACATCAAATACAAAACTATCATGCCATTCTTCTAAGGTAAAAATTCCTAATTCTGCACAATCGTACATCCATTGAAATTTTTCTAAGAATTTTTGAACAGCAGGTGAACGCAAATTCATTGCGTAAAGGCCACATTCACTAAATTTTCCTTTTCTTCCAAGAAAACACAAATCTTTGTCTGCCGGAATTAGACGTTGAATTGTTTCCATGGTAATTGGACTATGACAAATGGTATCTGCGTCCATCCAAACTAAAATATCTGCGTCAGTTTCCTTAGCACAGTGAAAAATTGCATAGACTTTGTGGGCAAATCTAACAGCATCCCATTTAAAACCTTTGCCAGCATCTTTTCTTCGACTTCGAATAGGATCTGCTGATACATCGCCGTTAGCCTTGGGAACATTTTTCCACTTTTCTTTAAATTTCATAAGCTCTTCAACTTCTTCAAGGCGTTTTAATGTCACGTGATTGTGATTTCGTATTGCAGGATTACAAAGTTCTGGATAAATGTGAAGGGTGACCTCTTCTGGCCACTTTTCACAAAAACTATCTATCATTTTTTGGCCGTATTTTGCACGACCCGCATCATTAAAAGTTGTTACCACTGCATATTTCATTTTCTTTTTTCCCAAACGTGAAATTTTTTATCAACCGAGGTGCATACCCAGCCTGTATTGTATAGAGCCTTCATTGTTTTTTTGTCTACTATAGAATTTCCTTCGACTATTACAACAGATTTAAATCTTGTCCAAAAATTATTCAATTTTTCCAGCCTATCTATTTTATCTAGGTTAAAGTATATGGCCTTTATTTCATATAATGTTTCAATATAGTCAAAATTTTCTCTATAAATTAATTTTTTTGATTTTAAAGATCTATCTTCTGCTTCTATTATAAAAGTTGTGTTATGTAAAGACACTATGTCCTGCAACATTCCAAAACCGTCACCAATTACCAAAGCATTTTCTGCTCTGCCAATAATTTTTTTGATCTTTTTTTCAAACGAGGCCATAAATTAATTAAATACTCTGATATTTATTACTCCTATGCGCTTCAAACTTTATCGTGAATACGGTGCCTTAAACAGCGCACCAATTTTTAATGCAGTCGAACAAGGACTGCGTTCACTTGGCCACGAAATTGTTAATAAAGACGAAGACATACCGGTAATTTGGTCAGTTTTATGGTCAGGCAGGATGAAAAACAATCAAGCCATATATCATAATGCTATAAAAAATAAAAAATCTGTTTTAATTATAGAAGTTGGAAATTTAAAAAGGAACGAGACCTGGAGAATTTCTTTAAACCATATAAACGGATTAGGCGTTTTTAATAATCTTACAAATTTAGACTCCTCGAGACCAGGAAAATTAGGTATAGAATTAAAATCTCCTCCTAACAAAACAAGAGGAGAGATACTAGTGGCTTGCCAACATCAAGAAAGTCTTCAATGGGAAGGTATGCCAACTATGGCAGAATGGTGTAAGGATACGATTTCTAAAATTAGACGGCACTCACAGCGCAGGATTATAGTTAGACCACATCCAAGGTCTCCATTTCCGTTTAGTGTGCCTAATGTAATATTAGAGAGGCCTAGACATATTCCAAACACCTATGATAATTTTGATATTTTTTACAACTATCATTGCGTGATTAATTATAATGCAGGACCGTCTGTTCAAGCTCCTATAAATGGGATTCCCGTGCTCTGTGATTCTTCTAGCCTAGCTGGCGAATTAAGCATTAAATGGGAAAATCTTGAAAATCCCACATTGCCAGATAGAGAAGAATGGTTTCTCAAACTCTGCCATACCGAATGGACTGTTGACGAAATAAGTCAAGGTATTCCTTTGGCAAGATTGTTCGGTTGACTTTCATATCTGCCTGTTATATAATAATTAAATGTTAAGCTCTGTGTATGCCGAAGACATTTTTCTTCGTTTTTATACTCTTGTTCAATCTGGTCAACTACACGTTCAGCACCAGGACTTCTCGCCTATTCTTAGTTTTCACGAGAAAATTTCCAATGACAGCGAACTAACAAAAAATCAAGCTAACTACATTTTAAAAATATTAGAAAAATACAAAAATGTATCGGCATTATTGGGTTTTGATTACAAAGACGCATTGTTAACAGCGCAATGGCAAAGACCTTTTAGAGTACTAGATCTTACAAAAAAAATCTATGTAGAAAACAAAGATGGATCTTTAGAAATTTGTCTAAAATTTCCATATCAATTGAAAAAAGAGTTTGACGATGAAATAAATGTTAACTTGCCTAATTCAACTAGAGTCAGTCATTGGGATCAAGAAGACAAAGTTCGACGTTTAAAATTTTACGAATACAACTTGATCAGTCTATATGAATTTGCTAATAAACACAACTTTGTAATTGACGACAGTTTTATGAGTGTGTTGTCAGATGTTGAAGAAATATGGCAAAATTCAGACAACATTATTCCCTGTTCGGAAATAATTAATTCAAAAGTTGAATTAGTAAATGCTGATCCAGAAACCGAAGAATGGTGGTCAAATACTCGCACCGAATCATTAAACAATGATTTATTACTGGCTAAGAGTATGGGATTTCCATTGAAAAAAAATCCGGTAAGTTTAGTAGAAAAAATAGCATCTTCGTCTGAAAATTTATTCTGGATTAAAAATGTTCAAGATTTCTTTAACATTAGCACTACCGTTAAAGGCAGAGTCTGTATAATTTTAGATAGAACATCTGACACACTAAAATGGTTACAAGAATTTGTAAAAGCAGCTGATCAAAATAGTGTTCCTAGAGAAGAAATTAAGGTATGTTTTAGAGATACTAAAGATTCAAAGACCGGTCTTAATGACTGGATTAAACTAGCAGGTGTTGGCGGCAAAGTGGATACTGGAAAATTTTTAATATTTGAATCTAAGCCAGCTAAATGGTTGTTTAAAGATAACCTTGATGTTAAAATGTTAGTAACAAATAACATTTATCCGCCAACAAGTGTTATTACAAAAGATTGGTTTGATTCTCATCCTTGTGTAATTTATCTAGGTGCAGCAAAACCAAGCACTCATAAAGGAAGAAAGATTGTCGAATTGTAAACTTACAATTAGAGATGAAGTTAACATTAAAGTCGATGGACTTAGTGTTGAAACACGAAGAAAAATTGTCAACAAATTAAAATTTGACCTTCCCTATGCAAGGCATATGCCAGCCTACAAACTAGGTCGCTGGGACGGAACTAAAACATATTTTAGCATTGGTGGCAACGGTTATCTTGCACACTTAGATGTTATTCTTCCTATAATAGATGAAGCAGGATACGACATTGAAGTTGAAGATTTAAGATCTTCTCATGATTTTAAATTCGATCCAGTAACTGAAAACTATTGGGCAGACAAAGGAAAAACTTGGCCTAAAGGTCATCCTGCCGAAGGACAGCCAATTGTTTTACGTGATTATCAATATGACGTTGTTAATAAATTTTTAGAAAATCCACAAGCTCTACAGGAGGTAGCAACAGGTGCCGGCAAGACAATTACTACTGCGACGTTATCGCATCTTTGTGAACCGTATGGCCGTACGATGGTTATTGTTCCGAACAAATCGCTTGTTGTCCAAACTGAAGAAGACTACAAAAATTTAGGATTAGATGTAGGAGTTTATTTTGGTGATAGAAAAGAACTTAACAGAACGCACACTATCTGTACTTGGCAAAGTCTTAACGTCTTGGATAAAAAGAGTTATGACGAAGAGAGTCTTTCGTTAGCAGAGTTTTGTGAAGGAGTAGTAGCAATCATTGTTGACGAAGTCCATCAGGCTAAGGCAGATGTATTAACAAAACTTCTTACACAAAACTTTAGAAATTGTGCCATTCGTTGGGGATTAACTGGAACTGTCCCTAAGGAAAATTGGGAATTTCAAGGTATCCTTGCTAGCATTGGTCCAGTTATTAATAACGTATCTGCACACGATCTACAACAAAAAGGAGTGTTGGCAAATCTTAATATTAATATTGTTCAAACTAACGATGTTGAGGTGTTTAGAAGTTATCAAGAAGAGTATACTTGGTTAGTAACTGATCCAAAAAGATTAACTTGGATAGCAAATAAAATTAAAGAATTAAGTCAATCAGGCAACACCCTAGTCCTCATCAATCGCATTGATACTGGAAATAAACTAATGGAGCAATTGCCAGATGCGGTGTTTATCAACGGTAGCGTTAAGTTAGATGATCGAAAGGAAGAATACGATGAAGTACGGACTAGCAATGAAAAGATTATTGTGGCGACTTATGGTGTGGCCGCTGTGGGTATTAATATCCCTAGGATTTTTAATTTGGTTCTTTTGGAACCCGGAAAGAGCTTTGTTAGGGTTATACAATCTATTGGGCGAGGTATTAGAAAAGCAGAAGACAAAGACCACGTTGAAATCTGGGATATAACTAGTACCTGCAAATATGCAAAACGACATTTAACAGAACGTAAAAAATACTATAAGGAGGCGAAATACCCCTTTACAATTATTAAGGTGAATACATGAAAATTTTAACATTAAACAATCAGGCATTTGATTTAAATGACCTGCCCGACGAAGTAGATGAAGACACTAGGTTTAGTGTATTAGATAACAGTAATCCGCAAGAACCTGATTTCTTTTTTATGCCGTTGATATTCTTAGAATCATTTAACAGTCCTGCTATTTTATTGAATATAGGAGGACACGAAATTCAAATGCCGTTGGATTGGTGTATGGTAGTAGGAGATAAAGATTGCGGTATGGATCCCGAAGTTCTTCCGTTAACAAGTATTAATGAACGAGGATTTGACGCATTAGTATTCAATCCTATTAAAGGGTTTAGAGCAGAATTTATGCCAATTGAAATTGTTAATATCTTTCAAGATGTTCGATGGTATTTTCCAAAAATGAAAAACGGACAGTTATTAACAGTTCCGTTAACTGACGGTGTTAATCCTCCTTGTGTATATTTTGTAAAAGAAGTTAGCCGTCAAAGTGAAGTGTTACAACTACATAAGTTATTATGATGTGGGACGACGAGGCGTTTAAGCGGAGATGTATTGGCTGGGTTGATAAGTTTGTTATAATCCCTCGCAAGTGTCACTACACAAGTAAATATTTGTGGTTGAAACGTGCTTATCTTGGCACAGCAATGATAACAGGTCCGGGTGAACCTGTATTTGAATATAGATGGTGTGATAAAGATCAATATCTATTTCTTAAAATTAAAGGTATCGTATGAAAGCTGGAAAAGTTTGGGGTGTTACAGAATTATTAGAAGCCAACGGTGTATTAGAGTTTCATCGCATTGAAGCCAAAGCAGGCGGAGTCTGTTCTAAACATAAACACAAATATAAGTGGAACGGATTCTTTGTTGAAAAAGGAAAGATGATTATTCGTGTATGGAAGAATAATTATGATCTAGTAGATGAAACGCTATTAGAGGCTGGACAATATACTAAAGTTGCTCCTGGCGAATATCATCAGTTTGAAGCAATTGAAGACTGTGTTGCTTTTGAATTATATTGGGCAGAATTTGATCACGACGACATTGAAAGAGAAACTGTGGGGTACAATAATGGGATCGCTTAAACCAGGAGCAGAATATATCTATGAGCGCCAAGGCGGCACAGTTTATGCACGTGAGTTTGGTTCAGACCCGTCAACAAGAGTTGCCATAGGTTGGGATTATGAGCAGGAAACTAATCCGGCAAGGGTCAGAGGATTAGATCAAAAAACAGGAAAAGCCGAACTCGACGATCATAATGAATGGATTAAGATCAGGTTAGCCGGAAAAAAGAATCCTACTTTACAAGAGGCTATTGATCGTGTTAAAATAATATATCATTTGAGTAAAGACGATGGGCAAAAATAAACACGTAGACCTTTTTAAAGATATGATTCCTGCTGTGGATATGGGCTTAAAAGAGCTTTGGGATGCCGCCACTGAAGAAGGTCGTAAAGAGATCAAAGGCGACCTGTGGAATCTTAATCGCTATATTAGTAATGTAAAAAGTAACAATTCAGAGTTACAAGAACATTACCTAATGACAGTGAATGAATTTTACAATAAGAATTGGGCAGACATTAGTAAGCATCCAAAACTGCAATGGCTTACTCTCGCAATGTGCAGCCATGAAAGTAAGAAAACACAATTCCACGAGTGGTTACCGTTAAAACGTGAAAAGAATAAGAAAGAAGAATTTTTAGCAGAACTATTTCCTAATATGAAGAGAGCAGACATTGAAACACTTGCAGCCATTACCTCAGACAAAGAAATCAAACAATATTGCGAGTCTCTTGGTTGGGATAAAAAAGAAGTCAATGGAATTAAATTATAAATGTGAATATTGCGGTAAGTTATTTGCCAAAGAAAAAACTTTGGTAGTTCATATTTGCGAACAAAAACGTCGACATCTTAGCAAAAATGAGAAGCACGTTCAGATGGGTCTAATGACCTATCAAAAATTCTACGAGATCGCACAAAAAGGGAAAAGTCAAAAATCATTTGACGAATTTGCATCTAGCCCGTACTACACCGCTTTTATCAAGTTTGGTAGTTTTATGGTTAATACTGCACCAATACATCCAGACAAATTTATTGAATTTGTAATCAAGAGCGGCGTGAAACTTGATCACTGGTGTAGACGAACTCTACGAAACATATGTAAAAGAATTAATTAAAATAGAACCAGCAGACGGAGCCATACAGCGTACAATACAGACTATGATGGACTGGGGTGAGAAAAACAATTCGTCTTGGGAACATTATTTTGCCTACGTGAATCTTAATCGTGCAACTCACGATATTAAAGAAGGATTGATTAGTCCTTGGGTAATTTTAAATACTAAAGAAGGCAAAACAATGCTTCAAAAAATGAACGACGAACAATTAGAAATCGTTGGACAATATATCGATCCTCAGTTTTGGATGCGTAGATTTAAGTCATTGCCAGCAGACACAGAACTAGTAAAAGATGTTATTAAAGAGGCAAAAATATTATGAAAGACAATGAAGAATATATTTCAAGAGATGATCTTGATATTGAAGTTATGAGCACCTCTGATGAAGAGCCCTGCGTTTATGTTAAATTTTCAAATTTTGCAGACGCTGAAGATGCAGAAGAATATGCAGATTTTTTAGCAGAAACATTACCTCTATTGTTATTTGAAACTACTAGGATGCAATAATATGCCTGATATCGATATTGACTTTGTTGATAGAGACAATGCCTTAAAACACTTTAAACACGTTAAGGCAAGTCGTATTGACGACGGAAAATTAGTCAAGCACAATACGGGCGTGTATATGCACGAAGTACCTATGAGTTCCCTCGAAGCAGTATGTGCGGTACCTTACGACAAAGCAGAAGAACAGGGTTATTTTAAAATTGACTTTTTGAATGTAGGTTTATACAAAGGTGTTCGAGACGAAGAACATCTTGTACAATTAATGAACACGGAGCCACTATGGGATCTTCTAGAGCAAGACGATTTCGTCAACTTACTCTTTCACGTAAACGGGCATGGTTCTATATTAAGGCAAATGAAGCCGACGAGTGTGGAACAACTGGCGGCCATTCTAGCAATGATACGCCCAGCGAAACGTTATCTGATTGGCAAAGATTGGACTACGGTGATGACGGAAGTTTGGACGAAACCGGAGAATGACGAATACTATTTTAAAAAATCACACGCTACAGCGTATGCGGTAGCTATTGTGGTTCAGATGAATTTAATCTGCGAAGGTATTAGTTACGGATTTAGTTAAGAACTTTTTCTGACCAAAGTAATAGATTTTCTTTTAATTCTTTTAACAATGATATCATTTAAACTGGTACAGGGTCCAAGAATTATTTTAACATCTTTTGTACTAAAGTTTTTAATGACATATTTGAATACAGCAATTTCTTTAAGTAAGAAAATGTTAATAGGAATCTGCCTATTAGATTCCCACCACCAGGCTTCGCCCAGTTCTAGAAATCGTTGTTTTTCTGTTTCTGTACGTATTGCAGAGTAGTCGTAAAAGCTAGTTACTTGTGCATCCTGGTTGATAATGATTCCTACGTACTCTTGATTAACGTGGGTTATAACGCTGATGAACGGAAAGTTTTCTTGTAAGTTAGTTGTTATTCTCATTCGATAAATATGCTAAAGGTCCGTAAAAATGCAATTTAATCCAGTTTATTTATACACAAATAAGTTAGACGTATTTACAAGTCCCTCGGACGCTTGGTCATCAGAGAGGTATCGTAAAGTGTACAATCGCAATTTAAAAATATATCGTGGTGTTGATAATCGCATTGACATCCAAGTTCGTAATCCCGATCAAAAAGCCAGTAACATAACTGGTTCTACTTTGGTATTTAATCTAATTTCTAAAGTGACAAAAGATTTAGTATTACAGAAAGATTTTGACACAATGGATTTATCTACAGGAAAAGTAACAGTAATTTTAACTGACAACGAATTGTTAAACGTTGATAACGGATTCTACGAATATAGTATTGTTAAAGAAATTAGAGAAACAGTTGATTCAACAGATTACCGAGTAACTTCTAAGATGCCATTGTATGTTGACAGTCAATACGGACCAACTGGGGTTTTAGAAATCCTAGGTGATGTTTATGGAACTGTAGAAAGCAGTAAGATAATCAATACCTTTAATTACGTCAATCCATTTACACAAGGAGATACTACTCCTGCTTGGTTTGAAAGCGAAATTATAGATGCAAGACCGAAAATAAAAACAGGAAATGCCCTACACACATTTCAATTTTACTCTACTAACTACGACGGATCAGTAATCATACAAGGAAGTCTAGACGATCAAGGAGCATCGCCTAGGCACGATAAATGGGTCAATATCGATTCTGTAGATCTAACTGTTGAAAGCTATAAAAACATAATTGGTAATTGGAGTTGGTTTAGAATTAAACATATTCCTTCGAGGTCATCTAACACAGCTCAATTTGTTATTAGCCAAACAATGTTATTGAATTATCAGGCATCTGTTTACAGCCCAGGTCAAGGATACCAAATTGGAGACACAATTACTATACCAGGAAATCAATTAGGCGGTGAACTAGGTACTAATGATCTAGTTATTACAGTCACAGGCGTAAGTCCCGGTGGTGCAATTGTATCTATAGATTGGACAGGTCTTTCTTATAACGGCGTCAAAACTTTTGTTCTTTCTGGCACAACTTCCGGCATTGGAAGTCTTGACAAAGTTCTCTATAGATAATATACTATATCTATGACACTAGTCGTAGATAAATTTCGAACGTTACTTCCTCCGCGAGCCAAACACTCGCCGTCTGGTTGGACATCGTTTAACGCCCCTTGTTGCCAGCATCGTGGCCATAGTCCCGATACTCGCAAACGTGGTGGTATTAGGTTTGACGGAAATAGTGTAGTTTATAATTGCTTTAACTGCAAGTTTTCTACAGGCTGGCAACCAGGGGCACCCTTTGGTGAAAAAATGAAAACACTGGCGCGATGGATGGGCGCCAGTGAAGACCTTATAAAAGATCTAGTGTTTGAAGCTCTTAAAACAGAAGGTCCCGATTATCACGAATATCATTCAGAAGATAACACCCCAATAAATTTTACAGATAAAGCATTACCAGAAGGTGCGATGCCTTTGGCAGAATGGGGGAATTTAATAGAAGGCGAAGTTGAAGAACAGATTGGTGAAGACTATTCAAACGTATTAAGATATCTAATCAGCAGAGGATATAACAATCCATTTGAATATGATTTTTATTGGAGCCCGGCTCCTGGATATATTGATAGAGTTATTGTTCCTTTTAGATGGGAAGGAAGAATAGTAGGAAATACAGCTAGAAAAGTTAGAGACGGAAAACCAAAATATCTTTCAGATCAACATCCACATTTTGTATTCAACTTTGACCGTCAAAAAGAAAATCAGAAGTATATATTTGTCTGCGAAGGTCCATTTGATGCATTGGCAATAGACGGTGTTGCTCTTCTTACTAACGATATAGCTGAACAACAATCTAGGATAATTAATAGTCTAGGTGCTGAAGTTATTGTAATTCCGGATCAAGATCAAGCAGGACTAGTATTATTTGACAGAGCTGCCGAATTAAATTGGTCAGTGGCTATGCCTAACTGGGACGACGATGTAAAAGACGTTGCAGATGCTGTAAAATCCTACGGAAAATTATTTGTTATTGTTGATGCAATAAAGACAGCACAAAAAGGATCGATTAAAATTAATATGGCTAAGAAGCAACAAGAACACAAATTGGAGAGACTCGAATATGCTAAAGAAAATACTTAATATCATTTTATATCCCTACAGAAAATATCAAGAACATCAAAGATTTAAAAAACGGATCGCTGAATTAAGAAAACGGGATCCTTTCATTTACAAATGATAAGCTGGGGAATAAACGCACTTAATCACGGCTCTAGTCTTGCCGTGTTTAAAGACGGAAAATTTATTTCAAATACCTTTGATAAGACTGACACGTTAGATACTAAGACTATTACAACTGCTCTACATCACGGAGCACCTTCGGATATATTTTGGTACGAAAGGCCTTGGATTAAAAAAGCAAGACAGGCCTATGCAGGTCAATGGCATAGAGTCTTTGATTTTCAAGCAATACCTAGTGCCTATATTAGAAGTATACGTGCTAATTATGCAAAGATGCATTATACTCCGCATCACGCAAGTCACGCTGCCGCTGGTTACTATACCAGTCCATTTAACCATTGTGCCATTGTTGTGCTTGATGCGATTGGCGAATGGGAATGCGCTACAATATGGGAAGGTAAACACGGCGAAATGAAAAAAGTATGGAGTAAGACATATCCTAACAGTTTAGGATTATTTTATTCCGCTTTCACTGAGTTAATAGGGCATACTCCTATTCAAGATGAATTTCTTTTACAAAAAGATGCAGAACTAGGCGATCCTAACAAATATTATTTTGATGTAAAAGAATATATGGGCAGCGTTATTAATGCGCATCAAAATATGCATCAAGGCATTTGGAATTGGCCGTATGAAATTACCAATGAAGACAAGGTACACATTGCCGCTGCCGTTCAGGAAGTGTTTGAAGAACAAATTGATATGGTAATGAAAATTGCCAAAGATTTAACAGGAGCCGATTGTCTAGTATATATGGGTGGCTGTGCTATGAATAGTCGAGCAAACAAAAAGGTAGTAGAACCAAAATTTAATTACATTTGGTCATTGCCGCAACCTGGCGATCCTAGTAGCAGTATTGGCGCTGTACTGTATCACACTAAGCAAAGAGTTTGGGATGCAAACCTTGGGGTTGTAAAACATATCGAGATTCGTGTATAATAGTATTATGTTGAGTACAGAAAAAAAATTTACTAGCGGAAATCAATGGATCATCGATTCGGAATATCCTAACTATAAAAATTTGTATAAATTTTTATTGCCTAGTAACGAGCAAGAATATAGTTCCGAGACATCGGCGCATTTTGCAAAACAATATCCATTGTGGAGAGATCCTAATCTTTCTGACGAATACTATTCACATAAAAAATTCAATAACGATAATTCTTCAATACCTTGGCAGCAAGAACTCGACAACATTACAAAATGGACTCAGGCAAAATTAATAGAGCATCATATCATTAAACAAATCACGCCTGTAATATCTTGGTGGATGGACTATGAGCCAGGTGGCTGGCAGGCGATGCATACGCATAGTGTAAATTGTATTACACAGGTAATTTATATGGATGAGCCCAATATTAATGAAAGTACTGCGGCAAAGGATTATACGCCTGGATCAATGTATGCGTTAATGACAGATGGAAAACCAGTATATATTCCATTTGTTGGATTTCCTGGTAGAAGTATTTTAATGACAGGAGATGTATTTCACGGAGTATATCCTGTTAAGACCACACCAAGAAGATCAATTATTATAGATTACATTTACAACAAAAATGATTAAAGACTACGGATACGAACTACAAAAATTATATCTTGAGCTAATGCTAGCAGACGCAGAAGTGTTTGTACGTTGCCAAGGTATTTTTGATCACACACTTTTTGACAGAAAATTACAAGATGCAGCAGAGTTTATTAATCTCTATGCAAAAGAATATTCTGTTATGCCTGACTACGAAATGGTTAATGCATCGTGTAGATCAGATCTTAAAAAGCCAGAAGATATCAAAGAAGGTCACAACGATTGGCTAATGGACGAGTTTGAAAACTTTACTCGCCATAAGGCATTAGAACGTGCAATTATTAATTCTGCAGATTTACTTGAAAAGAAAGACTACGGTCAAGTAGAATCTATGATTAAAGAAGCAGTACAAATTTCTTTAACTAAAGATCTAGGCACTGATTATTTTGAAGATCCTAGACAGCGATTAATGCGTATCAAAGACAAGAATGGTCAAATTAGCACAGGCTGGCCTACTCTTGATCGTAGACTATTTGGAGGAATGAATCGTGGAGAACTTAACATTTTTGCTGGTGGATCAGGTGCAGGTAAATCCCTCTTTCTTGCTAACCTTGGCGTGAATTGGTGTCTACAAGGACTTAATGTTTTATATCTAACATTAGAACTTTCAGAAGACCTAGTAGCTATGCGTATTGATGCAATGACTACTGGTATTTCAACAAAAGAGATTTTTAAAGATCTAGAAAACGTTGAAATGAAAGTTCGTGTTATTGGTAAGAAGGCTGGTAAACTACAAATCAAATATATGCCTAGTGGCAAGACTGCCAATGACCTTAGAGCATATATGAAAGAGTTTGAAATCAAAACAGGTGCTAAGATTGATGTATTACTAGTAGATTACTTAGACTTGTTAATGCCAGCAAGTCGTAAGATTTCAGCAGAAAACTTGTTTATTAAAGACAAGTATGTTTCTGAAGAATTACGCAACCTAGCAATGGAAAAACAATGTATTCTAGTTACTGCGGCACAGTTGAACCGTGGTGCTGTTGAAGAAGTTGAATTTGACCACAGTCATATTTCAGGCGGTCTTTCTAAGATTCAAACAGCAGATAACGTGTTTGGTATCTTTACGTCACGTGCTATGCGTGAGCGTGGACGTTATCAAATACAATTAATGAAAACTCGTTCTAGTTCAGGTGTAGGACAAAAGGTAGATCTAGAGTTTAATCTAGAAACGCTTAAGATTAGCGATTTGCCCGAAGATGAACAAGAGTCGCATAACGGAGCAAATAGAGGCACAAGCAGTATCATTGACAGCATTAAACGTAAAACAGAAATTAATAAAGTAGATCCAGAAACAGGCGAAATAGATCCAACCCAAGGCGCTAGCATAGGCAAAGTTCGAGCAAATGTAGGTTCGTCAAAACTACGTGAAATCTTGAACAGTATGGGTGGTGATGATGAAGACATCTAAGGTAGAGCTGTTAAAGTGGTTACCACACGAGGGCGAATATATTGAAATCGATTGGCCTAAAGTACACCGTACGATTGGTGTAGATCATACTAAATGGTTGTTAAATCAAAATCATACTAATTGTCAGGTTGTGCTTGAAAGAAACGATATGTATTGTCGTTTAATAGCAGAATTCTACGATGAACGCACCTTAGCTACTTACTATCTAATGTGGGCTAAATAATGATATGCGAGCCAAAGAATTTATTAACGAAGCTAGAGAAGGCAGTATCCAAGACGATGTTGCTGATGCACTACCATCAACCTTTTCTATTCCATCATTACAGAACCAAGATCCGTACAAACAATACAGATTTGGTATGGCCCTAGCTAGAGCAGGTGGAAGTAAGCCTGCAGATCGAGACCAGTTTTCCCCTAACACTCCTTGGGGCGAAAACGCTATTGTTGTAGCATATGACAACGAAAGCGAAAAAATGGTCAAGCAGGCAGCAAAAGAAGTTCACGCAGGTGCCGTTAAACTAATTAGCACTCCAAAATCAACCGAAGCTAAAGATGTTAATATAACAAGTTCTGTAGCAAAGCCAAAACGTAACAAATACGGAGTTTAATATGCGTTTACGTGAATTAGATGAATCTTCAGATTTTGTTACCGTAAACTCAAAACTAAACCCTAAAATTTGGGCAAGTGACAAACTCAATCCAGAAGTTAGAAATAAATTAATTGAAATTGCACACGCCTTTGAAGAATTTGTAGGCATTGATCTAGAAGTAGAAGATTACACAATCACCGGATCTAATGCTAATTATACTTGGACACAGTATTCAGATCTAGATTTACACATTATCATCCCAGGCACAGCAACAGACGAACAACGTGAATTATTTTCCGCTAAAAAGGCACTTTGGGCAGAACAACACGACATCACTATCAAAGGCTTGCCCGTAGAATGCTACGTACAAGGCGCAGATGAACCACATCACTCAACAGGCGTTTTTTCTCTGTTAGATGATAAGTGGCTCGTAGAGCCCAAGAAGGTAAAACCTCAAGTAGACGATGCTGCAATTGAAGCCAAAAAAGATGCAATACTGCGTCAGATCGAACACGCATTATTGAGCAAGGATATCGATAAGTTACGCACAGTAAAAGATAAAGTTACACAGATGCGCAAGAGCGGATTGGAACGTGCGGGCGAGTGGTCAGTAGAAAATCTTGTATTCAAAATACTTCGTAACCTTGGACTTATCGACGAGCTCACTGACAAAATTAGAGAATTGGAAGATCAAGAACTTTCTCTAGAACAGGCTATACAACCGCTTGACTAATGACATTTTTTGTCTTATAATATAAATACGCATATTATGGGGCACAAAAATGTTACACATCATCCAAGACTTATCAGATAATCTACTTAATTTAATCAAAGACGATCCTGTTCGTCCTGAAATTCCCGTTGAACAAAGAGTTAATCAAAACTCAAAAATCTTTGTTCTTCGCGACGAAACCACACAAGAACCTCTGGCAGTGACCTGCGTAAAGTTCTTAGAAAAAATTCCTAGTTCTGTGAACGATCTAGCCGAAGCTGCAATTAACACAAATACCGCAGTATTCTATACTATTTGGTCATATGCTGCTGGTGCAGGCCGTACTCTAATCGAACAGGCTCAAGAGCACATTAAAAAGGAACACCCTGAAGTGGAAACCTATGTTACTCTAAGTCCTAAGACAGAAATGGCCAAGAGATTTCACTTGAAAAACGGTGCTGAGATTCATAGAGAAAACGAAGATAGTGTAAACTACCTATACCACTAACCAGCGTGGTATCCTCTAGACTGCATAACTTTTTCTACCCCAGACCGCTTTTTCCAAGGCAGGTTCCATTTTGAAGTCTGTATTTCTTTGATAAAGAATTCTACGGCCTGGGGATTCAATTCACCTTCGACAAGATCCTGGTCAGACAGCCAATCTGGACCAATCAGCTCTGTATGAAATCCTGAGGTAAGATCCAAGGGTTGACCTTTGACCAAGGTGTCTAGAATCTTTTTAACTAGGACATCGTGATTGCACAGGCACATATGATTGTATCTACAGTCTCCGCCCTGGAAATATCCCGAGTGTCCTTGGTCCAGCATTTCATCTAGTTTTTTCTTATCCTTGTATTCGCCCCATTGAATAAAAGATAAATTTCCCTGAGCAAACAACAGATGTTCATATTGATCGCAGCCAACTAGGTCCATATCAAAGCCCGGAATAACTAGAGCACGATTTAGACCTCTTCTGGCAATTTCGTAGGCAATGAGTCCTAGGCGCGATCGCATTGCTAGACTATCAATGTGTGGTCTTTGTATGTGCTTGATAAACAGTTCAATGGCCTTGGCCTGTTCTGAAGATATGTGTTGATCAAGATCCATGATATTCCAGTTACTGATCGTAGGTTCATCTTCAAAGTACCAAAATCTTGCTGGACTGGTTAGAATAAAGATCACAATGTCATTGGGATCTATTAAATGAACAACTTTTAGGAATTCATTTAGGGCCCAGTCCTGTGCAGAACCTACCAATGAATTATTGCGTAACTGTATTACTTCACCTAGCTCAGTGGCCAAGGCGTGACTCAGTTGACGTGTCCATACGCGAATAGGATCGCGATCGGGCCACAGCGCAGACCAGCTATCACCAAATATCCATAGTCTGCGAGGATCTTTTTTAGCTTCTGGGTGTGTATGATTCAACTTCTGCCTTCCATTGATCCAGCGTTCGCTGCTCTTGTTGAACAGCAAAATCTTGGGCCAATCTCCAGGCAAGGTCTTCGTTGGTGATTAGACGGCCGTCGATCTGCTGTCTTTCTATTCTAATGCGTGTTTTTAAATTTCGGGCCATTACTCTATATGCTATCACGGGTCGTCTCCTGTAATAGTATATTTATACCCTTGTGGTTGTGTAATTGAAGATCACACAGATACGCTGTTGATGTTCTTGAGGACGTCCAGTCCAGCGCCAGTGTGTGCCGTCAAAGTCGTACCAAGTACCACCACGGGGTTCTAGACGATGCACAATGTTCTCCAAATTCTGGGGTAATTCCCAGTCCTGCATCCAAGAACGTTCACGAAGAATGTCTGTGGTGCCGTCGGAATCCATGGGGAAATAAATGCCAGTTTGATGTGGGCCTGTGATGTCAATGTGCGGTTGGCTATTGCCACGATCTCCGGGTAGAGAATTAACTACTCTTATTTTAAAAATTCTACTTAGGTTTTTGCCCTGATGATCCAAGGCTCGGAATAGGATCATTTGACAGATGTCCATTAGTTCTTCGTTGATCACGGTGTCGTTGTCATAGACCACATTGGTATATTGGTGCCAGTCGTATCTGCGAATATCTCGGGCCATTTCTGGAGGAAAAAATCCCCAATTAGTCAATGGGTTGCCGATGCGTTCAGCTAGCCAGCCCCGGACCTGACCCTCAAAAAGGTCATCAATTTGAGTCAGTTTAGGCAACAGTTCTTCAGTCATAGTATCTCCTTGTCACATACTTATCCCATAAACTGGTCAGTGAATTAAATATTGATATGCAGACCCTAGGCTTATTTTCCGAACCCGTGACTCGCCAACAGATTTGGCCCGGAACCTGGCAACAGCAGCTTGATCAGATTCCCTGTGAATATCAGACCAATCACTGTTACTCCCTGTCCCAGAGAGTTTTGGACACAGTTCCAGATCTACACCAAATAATTGAACAAAGGGTTCAACAGTGGGCTGAACAGGTTCTGGGCATCACGGATACACTCTACATCACAGAAAGTTGGATCAATGTCTATAATACCGGCGACTCCATACATCAGCACAGCCACCCTAATTCCATAGTGTCGGGAACTTGGTATTGGTCAACACCCGAAACAGAGATTAGATTTCACAAACAGGGCTTAAACTCATCTACACACTGGACTATGAAACTGGATCAAAGGCCCACAGCCTGGTCACAGACAGAAGTCATACTGCCCGTAGAACAAGGTGATCTACTCCTATGGCCCAGTTATCTACAGCACTCAACCACAGCACACACCAGCGAAGAACCAAGAAAAACTCTGAGCTTTAATGCAATGCCTAGATCTTGGGGAAGTAATTTCTATAGAGTCGGCGAAGCCGCAGCGCAAATTCCTGAGCGCGAAGCGCAGCAGCGCAAGATTTTTTAGAAGAATTATCTGCGCATATATCCGCAGAAGCCCTATCTACAAGAGAATTTAGTCAGTAAATCTTGATCAAAGTCTTCGAACAGAGTGCGCATTATACGCGAGTGTTCAGGATACTGTAGAAGCCATTGTGTGGCCAATTTTGGCACTCCAAAAAGCAGCCAGTAGTCTGTGGGAATAGCAGAGTTATAGGCATCAGTGTGAGCATAACTACGAGGCCAATAGTGTACTGAGTCGCGCCAAGAATTAAGTAAGGTAATCTGCGACTGGCGAAATGGCTCTAGGTACACAAGTAGCATTACACTAGTATTTACATCAAACCCTTATATCTATGTGAGATCCCAAGGGCAGTTTGCGTCGTTTAAGCCACTGATGTTGATGAGTTATGAATCTGTGCATTGGCGAGACTGAACTTGTGTATAACAGGATCTATGACAAACTCTAGAGTCTGCTTATGAGCTAGAATGGGATCCGGTTTAAATGACAGATCTAGAGTGGATACATACTGCGCCGTAAACTCAAAGGTTCGGCGCCAATCGGGGTGGGGACTAAATGTCTGCATACACTATATATCATCTAGAACACGAAACACTGAAGTAAACCGTAGTAAAAACTCAGTTAATATAGGACTGGAATCAATCCATACACGAGTACGATTTAAGTGGATTTCGTGACGGAGACTGTGTTGCTCTATAAAAGCAAAGAATTCTCTAAGCTGGGGATCAGAGTTTAGGAGTGCGTACTGTGGCATATAACTAGATTGTTAGTAACAGAGCCAAGAGTAAAGTACTGACTAAGCTGACTTAGCCACCATTCTAGGGGTTCTTGTATAAGATGAAGATTTTGTCCGTTAGGGAATGAACTACGTGCAGGCACTGACGATATGTTAACATAGGCTACTTTTAGAGTCAAAGACTGTAGATGTGCCAAGACTGAGTGAATACACTGAGGTTCTATGTGCTCTAAGACATCTACGCAGACTACGAGATCTCTAGGTTGTGGCAGAGTAGAATAAGCTGGGATTCCGGGATCATAGTTATCCACAGGGACTAGATCGCCGATTTTTTTACTGAGCAGAGCTTGTCCACAGCCGTAGTCCAAGATGTGCGCACAGGAGTATTGATGATAAAGCTCTAAGATATGTTCAGAGTAACGATGACCAACATCGCCCCAGGGTCTGCGCAGATGTTCTTGAACCAGCATCTGTTGATATTTGGGTGTATAAAGCATAGACTAGTATATACTAAGAAAAGGGTTTTAGAGGTCAAAAATTTGGCCGCGCAAAAAATTTGGGTGGAGTACTTTTCATTTCAGGGTGGTGATTTTAGACCCCATACCGCTAGTAAAACTACTACTATAGTATACACACTATACCGGCCACCCCCCACCACCTCAGCACCGGTCGGTCATCTCCGGTGTCCTCAGTTCAGGTCTAACCTGACCTCCACAGCGTCGAAGAGCCTCGCCAGGTTGATTGGGAATCTGATCAAACTTCTGATGATAGGGCCGTGACCAAGCTGCGTCTCTACGATCGTAGGCTGTACAGGCAGCTAGATTAGCTAGAGCTAAGGCTACGAATAAGCGCACGAACATCTTCAGTGATCTCCATATGTTGATCCATCACAGCAGCGATCATTAGATCGTGTATGACTACAGCATCCTTTTGATATGCGGGGGGCAGGTTCCGTATAAGCCGCTCAACATCTGCTTGCGATTCACAGCTCCAGATCATGTCTGCGATCTGATGTTGTTGACGATTAAGTCCGTGTAGTTCTATAGTCATTGCTGAGCCCTCTGGATCATAAGTGTACCTGCATACATTGCACCTAGTCCAGTTACTGCAACAGCTAGGGCCTGTAGCAGCTCTGTGTTGGTGATGCTATTCTCTACACCACCTGTGCCCAACATAGTGATCACAAGTCCTACTATGACGACAAACATTCCCTGACCTTCTGTAACCATTTTCAGCTCCTAGTTGTTTAGTGTATGTGTATATTATACGATCGAACTGGCCGTTTGTCAACCAATTTAGGCCACTTCTTTGAACACACGATAGCCACGGCCCTGAAGCACACGGATCGCGGCCTGTACTTCTTGATAGTTCTTTTCTTCCCAATCCAACATCTCTTTGGCGCCTTTGATGGTGTCTTCATCGCAGGTGTTACCTGTGGCAAAGTGACGGTAGAAGTAGTAGCGGCCTTCGTCACCCTCGACTGCCTGGATAGAGCCGATGTTCTTGTAGAGTTGAACTTCGTTGTGTTTCATTTGCGCTCCCTATTTGTTAATATGCGTGTATTATACGATCTTTTGGAAGACCTGTCAACCTCTAGGGTTATTGCGCACAAACTGCCACATCTTAAACGCTTCCCCACGCAGACCCATTAGAATCCCTTCGTAGTCTGCATAGGAGCAGCAGGCCCAAAGACTCTGAGGACGATAGGTGTAGCTGCCTGAGCCATCGCCCCAATCATACTCGCGTTCTGTGTTGTGCTGTGTGACGATCCTTTTCGCAGTTGCAGCCAGCTTGTAATACTTCTGCATATGACCCGAACGCTGATCGTAGACTACCCAACCTGACACATCAACCTCCGAAGACTATGGTTCCCGCAGCAGCGGCCGTGATTAAGATGGCCTGAGCAATGCCAAAGTGGAACAGAGCCCAGGTAACTGCAATCCATCCGATGAGTTTGATCATTGTTCGCTCCTTTGTTTCAGTGTTTATAGTATAGGATCTTTAGCCCAAACTGTCAACCAAAATAGTGGAATAACCCTGCGGCGCATACGGATATGCCCGCTAGGTTAACGATCATCTGTGGCTTATTTGCCACACGGTAGCTCCAAGCAAAATAGCACAGGCCACCGCAGAGTCCCAAGACGATCTGCAGAGGATGCAGAGTGTGGAAGAAGTTCATAACCACATACATTCCTAAGAGGAATGCAGTACCGGACCATTGGAGTAAGTTGTTTATCATATGTGTATTTTAACAGCCTTTTACCAATCTGTCAACCATATTAGCCCAGGTGTTTGCAGGCACCTCTAAATGTAAATCCTGGACAGGTACAGGTTTTCTCTGCGTCGTTGACTGTGTAAGTTTTGCCGTTTGAGCCTTGGACTGTGCGTGTGTCATTTGATGCCTTTACTTTGAATGGGTTTGGTGTTACGGTTTGGAACTTCCGGCCTCGCTTGTCGAAGCCTTTGATTCCTGACTTGAAATAGAATGGCGTAGTTTCCCCTTGCTTGATATAGGCAACCAGCGTTGTGCCATCGAGTAGGTAAGTGTGGGCAGGAAACTGCCCCCCAGTGGTTTCCTGTAGGGCTTCCATTACGCTGCCTCTTCAGTGTTCTCTTGTATAAAGTCCAGCACGTCATCCGCTGAGTTTTCAATTTGTGTGTGGATGTAGTAGCATTCGTCGCTGGCGCCCATTGCTGACTGTACCAATGCGTCTGCTTCCTGCAGTAGTTCCACAGCCCTGAGCAGTTGCTGGTTTTGCTTGTTTGTTAACATCTTCGCTCCTTGTTAGTATGTGTATATTGTATGCCCAAACAGCCAATCTGTCAACCAATTTGTAATAACCCTTTAGCTTGTAGGGCTATCCTTGATCATATACTCATTGCCTTCCACTACGGTACAGCGAACATTGCGCAGTGACTCAGCCATACGATTGATGAGTTCTTCACGTGAAGTGCCTTGGCCTAGGAACCGATCGTTGTCCTTGCGGAAAGCATAGAGCATTTCACCGTGCTTTTCCACCTTGATTTCGATGTGATCTAACTCAGGTTCATCATGCTCAGGTTCAGGGATAGTGAGGCCATTGGCACGAGCCACACGAATCAAATCCTGATTCTTCACGCCCAACTCCTTGAGGATCATGGAGAAAGCAGTGAGATGAATGCGGGTCGCAGCCCTGTTACCTAGGAACCAACCCAGGGCAAAGAATATAGCTAGTGTGATCCAATCAATAAGTTCCATCGCGCTCTCCTATTGTTTAATTATATATTCAAAAACGCCAGTTGTCAACCAAAAAAAACCCTACTGTACGTGTATACAGTAGGGTGTTAAGACCGCCGATACCGGGAGCGAATCGGGTTTATTCGGCGATAGCTTCTGTCTTCGCGACAGTAGTCTTACTTACCTTGGCAGCTGTGGCCAAAGGGTTCTTCTTGACAATGTAAGCAACAGCAGCTTCTACAGCAGCATTGCCCTTGCCAAAGCCAGTTTCGACCATATAGGCACCAATCTCAGCCTTGGTCATTTCACGTGGAAGATCCACGAGGTTGATGTCAGTGTGACCATTCTTGGCAAGGATCTTGATGCGCATCACGTCATTAGCGAAACGAACCTTGGTCTTACCTGCTTGAGTGGAAACACCAGCAACCGCAAACTTCTTATCTGTAGCCATTTAAATTACCTCTTTCTGTGTGTGTTAAAAAATATACCTTTTTGGTATGTTATAAATGTAGCATCAAGTGCCACTTCTGTCAACCATTCGGTTGTCCAATTTAGACACTCGAATGGTCACAGACTCTTTCTCGTCTAGGGCGGCGATAAACTCGTCGTCATAGACCAGATCCTGAAAGGCCAAATCGAGCATTTCCTCGACCCGGACCTCGTCCGCTGTGCCTGAACCTCCACAGATGACTTCTAATCGATAGTTAAAGGTTCTCGACATTTTCCCAAAATTCCTTGCGTAACATAAACATCGTGTAGGCTTCCTTGCTCAGATACAGCGATGATTTCTCTGCATCCCAGGCCCAAACCGGCTGATGTCCATCGAAGTAAGTGGGCCGGGCGCAGAACAATTCTCCTGAAGGACCAAACTGTTGCCACAGCCAGTTGCGAGCTCGAACCCATTGTGCAATTCGAGTCTGCTTCTGGCCATGTGGCTGATAGCCTGTGAACTCGACTCTATGACTGAAGCGATCGTGCCCGTCATAGCGTCGGTCCATTTTGACCACAGTCATTGTCATAGAGACTTCAACTCCAGGTTCTTGTCAACACCATCTTTGATCCACTCTGTGAGTTCTTCTTCTTCCTCTTCCTGGAACTCACGGATAGCCTCAGCGATGCAGAACGCTTCGTCTAGTTCTGGGTAATCCCGTTCGATCTCATCAGCAGTCATGCCTTCGAGGCTAAAGTCCTCGCAGTTGCCGTCCTCATATACACCAGCAAAAGCCATACCTGATTCATAGAACTGTGCAGAAACTCGGAAGCCTAGTTGCTCTAACTTCTGATAAGCATTCACGGGTGGAGACCATGCTGAATCAAAGGTAGTGAACAGCGTCTTACCATCAGGGTGAATATCAGTCTGTCCATCGCCACCTACATCCCATTTGGTTCCCCACTCGCCGACGCAGTAGTCATACCAGTTGCTGTAGCCAAACTTTTCAACATTGGACTTCATCTGTGCTTCCAATGCGGCCTGCTTGTCTCCGTCCCCGTAGGAACCAGCCATGGTTTCTGTGAGTTCTTTGGGCACAGGAATGAACTCCTGCAGGAACTCTCCACGATCCAGTGCTTCTTTGGCACGAGTAATCATTGCTGGATCATCGTGCTCAAGGGTCAATGTGTTGTTGCACCAATTTGGCATATCACGCTCCTTCTGTTTCAGTATTAGTATTATACAACCGATCTTCGATGTTGTCAACCAAATTCTGTTCCAAAGTGTCAGCGGAGCGACTCAGAATCTGGGCCATAGTGCGTTCCACCTTAATCCTCTCTGGAAGGCTCATGGGTGTTTCCAAGGCCTTGACGGCTCGTTGAATGTATTGAAATTCCGTAGGGGTCATCGCCAATCCTTCTTGTTACCATCACGCTCGTTGTCGTTGTAGCCGGCCATGTATTCAGCCACTGAAGCCTCGTCGTTGACCGAGACTCGGGCGCCGGAATCGCCTCCCACTCCACCGTAGTGAGGATCACGTGCCCTACCGTAGTAGGAGTCTGCGGATCCACGATCATACAAGCAACCATGGGTTCCACGCACGAACTGCCAACCCTTTAGGGCATTTACAACACGCTGTTTTTCTGTTATCATCGTTCGCTCCTTATCATAGTTCTATTGTATGATCAAGCAGCCAATTTGTCAACCAATTTCAACTCAGGTTTTCCTACAACACGGCCGCCGTTGATTGTGGCGTACATTTCCGCTACAGCCCGAACGTAGAACTTCTGGGAGTTGCCATTGGGGTAAATCACGGTGTATTCCATTCGCTCTCCTAACTATGTGTCAATTATAGCAAGGATCAGCCAAAGTGTCAACCAGTTTTTTTAGCGATATGTGGATAACCTTTGAGTTTGGCGGGTTTCTTCTTGACCTTAAACTCTTTCTCAACATAGTATTTGAGCAGCTCTGTTTGGATCATTTTGACCAAATCCGAACCGTTAGATTCCGGGCAGATGAACCGAACCGGACAGTGACCCCAACTCATATGCTCTAGGAATTGGTTGTAGTAGCGTCTGTGCATCTTGTTCCTTGGATCAAAGGCTACAAGGGGGCGGGCGTAGTATTCTAATTTGCTCACGAATTTACAGTCTCAAACGGATCGTAGGAATCGTCTGTGGTTAGCCCGTTACCGGCGATCCAATCATAGACCATCTCTGTGGGGCACTCCAACATGAGAGCAATCATCTTAGGCGAATGACCTTCGATATACAGTTGCTCGATATCATAGGCAAGATCTGCGACTTTACTCATTTAGCATTCTCCATAACTCCAGTTACAACCGTGTGGGTGGTATCAACAGCATTACCAACGATGGTCTTAGTAACAGCAGGGTACAGGACAGCCAATGTTAAAAATACTCCTAACAAGAATTTAAGCATTTTATCACTCCTTACTTTGTTACGATATCTATATTATACAACCAATCTACCTATCTGTCAAGACCTAGATTCACGCACACACGTAGCAGCGGGGCCACTTAGGAAGTTGTGGCTTTTTAGCCACAACCCCCGGCACTCCGGTTAGCCCGTTTCCTTTTCGTAGATAACAGTCTGACCAAAGGGTGCTTGAGCAGATGTGTTACCTTTAACGATAAAGATTGTGTCGCAGTAGTCCTCAGGACCCCAACTACCGCAGGGATAGCCGTCTGTGAACATAATGAACTTCTTAGGGCGAATGTCATTCTCTTCCATAAAGGTAAAGTTGACATCGAAGTCTGTGCCACCGCCACCTTGAGGTTCATACTCAACCAAGTCTTCAGCGTTGTCGTGGCTGATGCTTTGGTGATTGTAGATCTCTGTGTCAAAACACCACAGGTTGATCTTGAAGTCCTCGTATTGATCCATAATGCCTTTGATCTCAGAAAGGAATACAGTTGCATCCTCTTCACCGATCGAACCCGACATATCGATTGCAATAGCCACGTCAATGGTAGTTGCTTCTTTCATACCAGGAAGCACCGCACCTGAGTGTTGGCTCTTACGATTGTAGCGAGCGAATGAGTAGTCATTACGCACAATAGATTGGATCTCTTGCTGAACCAATTGGCGCCAGTCCATTTTAGGCTCAGTCATAGTCTTGATCATACGCATAATGCCCGCAGGAGTCTTACCTGCACCAGCGGCCGCGGCACTTTGGATCATAGCCTCTTTGATCTCTTGACGCAGTTTCTCAGCTTCTTCCTTACTGAGCGTAGGCTTCTCTTTGCCGTCTTTGGTCTTGTCGCCAGGGCTACCAGCACCTTCTTCTTCTTTAATGTGCTCGTCCAAAAGGTCACCCAATTGCTTCAGCAGTTGATCCATAGGGATCTTCTCTGCTTGTTCATACAATTGATCGTAGATTTCTTCCCAAGCCATACCACGATACTTGGGATCGTAGCAGATCTTAACCTCGGTGATCTTCTCACCGATGCGTTCGTCTACAAGGATTTGGTTTACGGCATAGTCCTGTGCGATGTTAGACAGCATACGATCACGTGAACCTACGCGACCAAAGTGATCAAAAACGCAGTGGCAGATCTCGTGTGCCAGCAGGAACTCTAACTTCTTAACAGACAGTTTGTTAATGAAGTCCTTGTTATACATAAAGTCACGGCCGTTAGTTGCCGCGGTAGGGCACCAGTCTGAAGCGTCCATCAAACGCATACGGGTGGCCATATTGCCGAAGAAGGGTGCTTTCAAAAGCAGGCCTACTCGTGCAGTAGTTAGTTTCTCAACGATTGGATCCATAAGTCGCTCTCCTTAGTATGTATATATTATAGCACCGGAAATCCAATGCGTCAACCGTAAAAAAAGGGTGTTGTATTTCTACAACACCCCCGCAATGGGCGAGGTCTTAATTCTCCATTGCTGAAAGAACATACTTGCCGAAACGCTTGTGGAACTCGTCGAACGACTTCATCTTAGTAGCGTCCAGGGGCAGGTCGTAGTTAGTAAGAGCAGTCTTTGCACCCATAACAACCAACTCTGTTGGGAAGTTAGCCATCATATAGGCAAAGAAGTTATCTGCCATACCGTCCCAGTCCTTGACCTTCTTCTCAGCACGGTCTTTCAACTCGTAGCAGAGTGAAACAGTCAACGAATACATCGCAGACACTTCTTTGATCTGCAGGTCCTTGACCTTGCCATCCAAAATGTCTTCTGCCTTAGGCAGTTTGCCTGCGATCTTACGGTGAGCCATAAACTTATTGCTCAGACCGTCACCAACGGCACCCGCAATCAGGGTAGCCAAAGTCTCGTTGTCAACATCGTCGTCGCTGAGCAGGTCAGAAACGAACATCCAAGAACGAGGAGTAGCAAATGACTTGCTAGGGCTCTTAGGATCGAAGTCATACAGGTCTTGCTTGGCAAAGCCTACATAACCTACGACATCTGGATGCACCTTGTTCAAGGTAGCCCAGTCTTGCCAGTCATCAAAGTCCACTTTCATTTCCAAGTGAACGAAACGGTTAGCCAGCGGAGCAGGCATACGGTAGGTAACACCACGGTCACCTTCACGGTTACCAGCGGCGACTACGTCAACACCCTTAGGCAGTTCGTAGGTACCAACACGACGGTTCAGAATCAACTGATAGGCCGCGGCCTGAACAGCAGGAGGAGCAGAGTTCAATTCATCCAAGAAGATGATTGCCTTGCTATCTGGGTCCACAGGCAGTTCTGCAGGAGGAGCCCAAGTCATTTTGCCTTGATCGGCATTGTAATAAGGAATACCCTTGATGTCGGTGGGCTCCCAAAGTGCTAGGCGGACGTCGATGACCTCACGACCTGCGTCTTCACCGATCTGCTTGACGAGATCGGATTTACCAATGCCTGGAGGACCCCACAGGAACACTGGACGGCGAACATTGACCGCCTTACGAATTGCCTTCTTGGCGTTTTTAGGACCAACTTGGCGAACGGAAACATCTACTTGCTTTGACATAAGACCTCGCTTAAAAAACAGTTAAAACAATTACTCTCTCAGTATCATTATTGTAGCACCAGGTGCCCAACCTGTCAACTGATGATTTTCACATAATTTAGGGCTGTTGTTTTATCGCCACGATGCTGTTTGATCTTGGCCTTCACCCGCAGTTCACCTTCTACAGCACGTGAGAACCAAAAGTCCACAAATGACTCACCTGCACGGGCGTAGATCTTGAACTTGTTGTATTCAGGATTGTAACGCGAACGTATTACAGTCAGAGAGATCACAACAGTATCCCCTACAGCGCCCGGGAGTTGCTCACTTTGGAACAGTTCTCGTTTCATCTCCGTCCGGGATTGCTCCATGCGAGCTGACTGGGGCAAGCAGCTGACAATGGCGAAGTCCAACATATCACGGCCCGTGAACTCGTCCTTTTGGGCAATCTTGAGAGCAGTCTGCTCGAAGTCTGTGATCTTCCCAGTCAGCAGCTTCATGGTGAAGGTGTTGATCTGTGCGCGATATTGCTGTCCCTGAGCGATCTCTTCTGCTGTAGGCTGCACATTGTCGCGGAGCCATTGCTTGACCAAGACCTTGTTTGGTTGCTTGATCACGGTGTTGTAGTCTATCCCGTGGGTGGCAGTAGCAGCATAGACTGGCTCTTTGCAGTAGCCGCCATTTTGAACATCAGCCCTAACAGCCAGGCCCCATACTTGATCTGCTGTGAATTGCATTCTTCGCTCCGTTGTCTAACTGTCTCTATTATATAGCTGATCGCCCAAGTTGTCAACCGGTTTGGAGAGTGCCGGCCGGTGTGGCATTTTTGCAACATCCAGCCAAAAGAAAAGCCGCTGTAGTAGCGGCTCAAAGAAAGTCCCCGGGAGCGAATCGGATCGTTTACTTTAGGAGCGACTCTTAAAGAGTGATACCCATTGCGCGAGCTTTGTAGCCAAGTGCTACGATCTCACGGCTTGGTTGGCCCAACTCGTATTCGGTAACAGTCACACCGTTGCCAGCAACACGAGTGTTGGCATAAACAGCGTAACCATGCTGACGAATGCGGCTTGCTTCAGCAGCCAAGTTACCTACGCCGAAACGCTTAGTTGCTTCGGATTGGGTAAGTTTTGCACCATTGTAAAGTGCGTTGAAGACCTTGAAAGTCTTGGTGTCTTTAGAAATGCGTTTCATTTTGTTTCCTTTTAAGTTAATATAGCTGATTACTTGTTCTTCAGCGTTCTTAAATATTAGCAGAACGCTCTGGAAGAATCAACCTCAATCTTTCCTTTTTACGGATACATTCGCTCGAAAGAAAGTTCCTAGGATCACAACAGCAGCCCAAGTAGCCAAACCAAATTCAATAGCCAGGCTAGGGAACAGCGTGTTCAGTGACCAGATCACAAGCCACGGTCCAATCGCCAACAATACAACGATCAGCAAGAATGCCAATGCGATCTTAATTACGGTACTCATAGTAATTCTCCTATCTCTTCTGCTAGTTTAACAGACTCGATTTCCTTTTGCAAGAGCTTTTCTGCTCGTTTTCCATTTACTGAAGTGCCACCCTGATATACTTTGTAGAAGTGGTCAGCACAGTAGCTCTTTCCAGTTAGATTGGGCTTACCGCAGTAGTGAACAGAACCCTTGCGGGGGTCCTGTTCGGGCCCAATCCACTGACAGGTCAGCGGACGGTAATCCATTATGCAATTCCTTTCATAACAGTGACCTTGGCCATATTCTGCCAGTTAGATGGGAAGCTCTTGCGCAGGTCTGCGACTTTGAGCACAGTACGCAGGCTCAGTTCACGCATAGTAGCGCGATTGTCGTCGATGAAGCTGACAACCTCATCTTTGGCAATGTCCTCCAGCTCGTAGCTATCCAACATACCATCCTTGACAATCTGCTTGATACGCAGTACCTTCTCGCGATCTGTGTCCATACGCAGATCAATATAGTGACAGCGTGACTCTAGGGCCGCCAAGTGCTCCTGCAGTTTCTTAGAGCGAACGTTCTCAAACTTCAAGTTAGTGATAAAGATAGCACCACCCTTGAACTCGAAACGATCTGGCACTCCTTCTGAACGAAGCAGACGGCTGTCAGTGTTCCACGAAATGGTACGCTTCTTGCTAGAGTCCAAAGCGGCCTTAAGAATGTTAAGTGCAATGTCGTCCAAAAGAATTGAGTCACAGTCGTCGAACACAAGAATGTTCTTAGCGTCTGAGTATTTGTAGAGCTTAGTGTACAGACCAATGGCTGACATTGCGCCCTTGACGATCTCATATTTGGGCTTACGCTGACCCATCATATCAAACAGATCGTCTTTGGCAAGTACTTCTTCAACGCCAAAGGATTTGCCCACACCTGGAGGGCCTGTGACGATCATAGCACGTACATCACCATTCTTGACAGCTTTAGTCATATCTTTGAGGATGTCAAAGCGCAGACGAGTGCGTTCGATGATGTCCTCGTCGGACTCGTGTGCTACAGCAGTATCGGGCACCTTGATCTGAGTGAAATCGGTGACCTCTGCGCCTTTGGCACTCTTTGACTTTAAAGCAGTCAGCATTGATACCCCTTGTGGAATTTGTGTTGCTTGAACAGTACCTGCGACAGCATAGTCGCCCTGACGGCACTTGATTCGGATATTGCGCTCAGGGAAGCCCTCTACACTAGTACCATCAACAGTAACATAGCCGTCGCCGTTCTTAGACACTTTGTAATCTTCTACAAGATTAAAAGTAAGTCCTGCAACGTTAACAGGTTGACCCTTGATGTTGTACCAGCCTTCAGTGAATGTAATCTGCATCTTCGCTCCGTTTTGTTTAACTATGACTCTATTGTACCATCAAACAGCCAACCTGTCAACCCCTAAAAATAACCCTTAGTCTTCTAGGGTTTCTGCTTCCATCAACACAGCAGCGAGCAAGCGGTAGGGGCGTCCGTATTCGGAAACATACCACTGATCGTCCGAACGGAAGATATACTCGTATTCCTCGTACTGGTGATCCTTGACGTAGGCTTCGTAGTTAGCGAAAACAGCAGCTTCAGTATCGCTCTCACCACGATCTCGACCGTAGGCACAGGTCCAGTTGTTGCGGTGATCTTCGTTGGTATAGCGAGCATCGAAGTCGTGAGGCTCACCGATCTCAGGACGCAGCGAGCTGATCGATCCCAAGAGCATGAGTGCCAGGACCTTGGCACGATCTGTATAATGTTCGCTGAGAATTTGACCGTTGTGATCAATGTAGCCGTCCCAGTGGCAGTAGATCTGCATTACGCGGCCGTCGGGTTGCTCCATTGCAATAGTGCTTCGTGTAGCCATTGTTCGCTCCTGTGTGTTGCTAAGCCTATATTATAACAGGGCCCGTAGGCCCTGTCAACCCCTTAAATTGCTTCAAATGCCTTAAGGGCTTCTTGTGCGCTCTCGTCCAAATAGACAGCGTCCATAGCCCGTTGCTTCTCAGCGGCTACCAACTTGCGATATGCTTCCAGCTCTGCTTTCTTTGCTTCCATAGCAGGCCACTCCACGTCCGTAGGGTTGAGGTAAGGACCCGTGTAGTCTACCTTGTCTGCTTTAAGGGTAATCTCGCCTGAGCGGATGCCCTCAAAGACCATACCCCACGTAGGCTGTTCTGGACGGCCACTTGCGCCGTAAAGTTCTACAGCCTTAGCCTGCACCTTCTCTTGTGCTACTTCGTTAAGACGACGGACAAAATACTCACGTGCTTGCGCTTCCATAGTTTCGCTCCTTAGTTGCGTTGTTGAAGTGTTTATTATACTGTCAAAAGCAGGGGCTGTCAACCCCTGTTGTTTTTATGCAAACAAATTAAACTTTGCATCCCACGCACTAATAAACGCAGCGCCTACGTCTAAGCTAACGTAATTGTCGCCTTGCATCCCTTGCTCGCTATAGTCTATGTCTAAGTTGTTAAGACCCTGCAGCGCGAGGAAGTTGCGCAAGTCTGTCATAAATCCCTCGTCTGTGTAAATGAGACCGTCTGTGTCTACATCCCAAAACTTAGTGTTAAAGTATACACGCAGCTCGCCGAAGTCTTTTTCGTCGTTTACATATGCAAGTCGCATATCTGTAACGTGTACAGGCTTTGCAACGTTAGACCAGTAGCCGTCGCCGCTAGTGCTAAAAATTGTCTGTTTCATTTCGCGCTCCTTTGTGTTACTAAGTCTCTATTGTATGCTCACGCAGCCAATTTGTCAACCTCTACACGCAATAACCCTTCAATTAGCTCGGGTAATCGTTTCTTAGCTTCTTCCTCTGCTTGCCAGATCAGATCAGCAGCACAACCGTCCCTGAGAACCTCGCGAGCATCTTCGTAGAGGTAGCCACCGCAGATCGACGATCCCAGTTCCATGTCATTGAACATGACACGAGCCCTGAGCATAAACCAATCCAAATCGCCCCGGTTAACCTTGCGCTCTAAGTCCTCTACATCACAGCAGGTATCATCAAAGAGATCGCGGATAGTGCAATCTTCCCAGGTCTTGTCCACGATCACAGTGACCCCATTGTGCTGTTCGCGCAGCAGTTCGTCCCAGTAACGCATCATGCAGTCTCCTTGATAGAATCAGCAACCAATTTGTGGCAGGTGTTCAGGGTCAGCATCATCACGTGTGCAGCCAGCGCAGCATCCTGGCCTGTGAACTGATTGATTATATCGTGCAGCTCGTTGAGATCTGCGGGAGTGTGCCAAATATTGCTATGTGGAATCGGGTTAGTCATCATTCGCTCCTTAACGTTACAATACCTGTATTATACTGCCGAACACCCAAGGTGTCAATCACCTCGAATGTCCGTGTTCAGTGTAGGGTTAACAGCTCTACGGATTTCTACTTCCCTACGGTGTGCAGCCGCTTTGCCGCGGATGACCTCATGTACAAGTACTTCAATCTCGTTCTTGTTCGCGAGCTTGCGCAGTTCTTGACACAAGAGCCAGTTCTTCGACTCTGTTTTGGCACGATAGAAGTGTTTCGCGGCACGTGCCAACACTGACTTATTAATAGTTGACTCTGTCTTGGCAGTGACGCCAATGTAGTTTTGACCATTAACACGCAGTTCGTAGATGATGTGATTGCGATCTACACGCTTCTTTCGTTGTACAGTGGTCATTGCTCGCTCCTTCAACATATGTATATTGTACGATCGAACTGCCAAAATGTCAACCAATTTGTTAAAGACCCTAGAGGGCCTAGGGTTATTTGACGTGATCCTCGATTAGCTGCGCGAGTGCAGCAATTGCGTCTTGCTGAGCTTCGTCGTCGAGATCCGTGTAGTGCTGTATACGTGCTAAAGCAGCGTAGAAGACGTGCTGTAGTTCTGTCATTGCTGTCCTTGTTTAAATGCATATTATACAAGCAAACAGCATTTTGGACAAGAAAAAACCCTATAGTTTACTAGGCTATAGGGTTTCTCCCGTGCTGCTGCACTCTGCGCCAGTGACTAGATGGCTCGCAGCTTGGTGGGCCCCCCGTGAGTCGAACACGGCACCAACGGATTATGAGTCCGCTGCTCTAACCAACATGAGCTAGAGGCCCTAACTGGCCACGCATAAGGGATTCGAACCCCTGACCCACAGCTTAGAAGGCTGTTGCTCTATCCAACTGAGCTAATGCGTGAATTAAATGGTGCGACTGACCAGAATCGAACTGGTATGCATTGCTGCGAGGGATTTTAAGTCCCTTGTGTCTACCTATTTCACCACAGTCGCGACGTCTTACTAGTAGTTAATCTCGATTCTCTAAAGGTTGTGTTACTTCTGGATTGTACGCAGCAACCATCCTGTGCAGGGGTTCCATACGCTGCTGCATAACGTGAGGCGCTGCTCGTTCAATTTGATCTAGATCCCACGATGAAGGATAGTGTCGTAAGATGCTGCGAGCTTCCTCACGAACTGCCTTGGGCACACGGGCATAATGCCCACCCGCTAGACGTTGAAGAAACTCTGCTGCGGTCTTAACACTACGATACCGCTCATCTGGAAGTGTCATTGATTCTCTGCTCCTAGTTAGTGCTCGTTTCTTAAGCATATGTATATTATACGAGCAGAACCCCAACTTGTCAACTCTTTTTGGCAAATTAGTCAGTATTCTGCAGCGGGGCCTTCCCCAGTTTCCGTGCTGCACGTTCACGAATTGCTGCAAAGATCTTATAGTTGTGATTGTCCCGCCAGATCATCTCAGCTACGCAGCGTGCCAGAAAGCCCGTGGCCCAAATGAATGCCAGAGTCTTGTCTTGACTAGTATAGGGATTAACTCCCGCGATCTCACGCAGAACCCATTCAGCTATGTCTTTTGAGTCTTTCATTATGTTACCTACGCAGCGGGGCCACTATAAGCAGAGACTCAGGATAATGGCTAGACCACAGGCAAGCACTATACGAGCATGACGGCGCTCTAGCCAACTCTTACTGTATATAGATTCGTATATGAGTATGAGGACCAAGGGCAGAGTTGCACAGCATATATAGGTTAACATCAGATCGCTCCTGAGTATACAGTATATATCTAGAATCACTCGCAGCGGGGCCACTGTATATAGGTCGTTAGAACAGTCTAGAACGCTAGTTCTAGAGTGAATTCGTGTCTAGAAAACGGTCAAACGGTTCGAACTAGGGAGATCTACTGTAAATTTTATAGTAGACTAAAAGTCTAGAACGGTGGTATGAGAGGCTATGCTCAAATGGTCACACAATTTCACACTTTATCACACTTTCTACTACTTTTCTGCACCCTTTTCCAATCCCCACCAGGTCGCTAGACCTCTATACGCATCTTGGGGGTCAGTAAATCACACTTACTGAGCTTTTTCCAGCGTATATACGCACATTGAGCGTGCTCACGCTAGACTTATTATGCGTATACGTATATGTCACTATAGCGCAGCGGGGCCTTTAATGACTTAGTATATAGTAAACATAGTATACACATACTACCGCTATGCTCACTACCAGTGCTTGTGTTCGATTATCCATTTGTAAATAACTCCTCACTCTCTATAGTATCTTCTACTATGCAGTAAGTTGCTTCTAGTATGTCTCCGTCTATGTTACGACACAACTCTACTTCCCAGTTATCAAACATATATACACGTTCAATACGAGTTATGAAACCCAGTCTATGATTACGCGATCTCTGTGCTATACGAGCACCAGCAAGAGTTCTGTACCATTTTAGGCGTCTCAGAGTATCTTTATGCACTAAGTAATAGACCGTTGTCTGCATAGGGATATTTAACCAAGGTATGCGAGATACTAGATTATTTTGTTATAGATTACGCTCTGACGTTGACTATGATTCGGAGATTGTTTGGGCATATGTACAGCGTTCGGGCGGCCATATTAGTATTAGAGCAGACTCCATAGACTTTTGGGTCTCGCCCTCTGCGGAACTATTCTTGATCTGTGCGTGGCCTTTATTAGAGCGTAGGAGAAACGAAGACTATGTATAAAAAATCGCTGCCGGATTTTTGCTGCGCTGCTGCTTCGCAGCCAGTGAATTATCCCAAGCTCGTTTGGGTAAATATTAGACTATGAATGAACTACGTTATTTTAAAATCATCGATGAATCAGTGATTCCTGACATAGAACTTTGGGTCGCAGATCTCGCTAATAGATCTACACTGATACGAGCTTCGGACGGTGCCAGTGTGGTCATTGACATTGAGCCCTGGAGGACGATACCTTCGGAGCGAGATCGCAGTCTAGAGTTTGAACGTAGATTTGGCTCTGCGGTCTTGCGATCTGAGTTTCCTAGGTAAATATCATATGCGCCTAATTATTCTCTCTGCGGTGTTTTGGTTATCTGGTTGTGCCACTGTCACTCAGTGGATTCCTTCATTTTGGGATGCAAATCAAAGTCACTATATAGTTGAGGCTAGATTGAAGATCGAGCAGATCAACTGTGAAGAAC